GTGTGTGTGTTCTGGGGTTGCGCGCGCGCTCTGATTTTGAAACAGCCCTGTATATGGATCGCTACAGGCTATAGGGGCGGCGCGCTATAGTACCCACGATGACTGCGCCGATTGACACGAGCCTGATCACCCAAAGCGAGATCAAGTCGTTCCTGTCGCGCACCCAGTGGGCGGGCGCAGCGCCGGTCGCCGACGCCATGGCCCCGGGCGCCGAAAGGCCCCAACGCCGGAAGCTCATCAACCGGATCAACTACGCACACAACGCGATGAAAAAGAAGGCGGCGAAGCCCGGTGCGGACGCTGAGGCGCTGCTCGACCCACAGCGGGAGATCAGAACGCTCCCGACGCCAATCGGGTTCAACCGCGAACCGGAACCACCGCCGCTGCTCATCCCGCCGGAGAAGCTGGCCGACACCGCAGCCATGTCCAGGATCCAGTACCTGGAGTGGCAGGTGGGCACCCTCACGGTCCAGCAGGCCACAGCCAAGGCCGGCTCCGTCGCCGCGGTCCAGGTCGCCCGCGAACTCAGCCAACGCCACGCCGAACTCTCCGCCCTCCGCACCGAGGAGCGCAAAGCCACGGGCGCAGACCTCGACGACATGGACGACCACACATGGGAGGTTCACCTCGCTGAGCAGGCCCAGAAGATGGCGATCGGCGACCTGGAGCCATTCGTGGAGCGCTACACGGCGCTGACACACCTTCGCCTCGTCCCGGATGAGGATGCATAAACCCCGAGGAGCACAGCATGGAAATTCCAGAGAAATTCACGATCACGATCACGGTCGAGTTCGGCGGCGCAGAGATGATTATCGAACAGGTGAACCGCCAACTGCACGAGATGTACGAGAGTCACGGCGCCACAATCATGGAGGAGCGCGTGGTGGCGAGATCTGCGAGCTTCGCACACTACGACGCAAAGCGCCTGCGTGACCACCTCATCGACACCGTCATCATCGACAACGGGCGGCCGAACCCGTGGACGACCGGCCCGATGATTGATGGTCTGTGCCAGAAGTTGGGGGTTGATGGAATCGGAAGGGAGATGGACAGCAGGCGGTGGGAGAGGGAGCGTGAAGCGACGGCGGCGGTGAAGCCATGAGGGCCAACGACATGGCGAAACCGAACGCGGGCGGGATGCTTCCGTGTCCGTTCTGCGGCAACACCAAGGGCTACATGATGAGGGAGAGCAACCTGTTCTTCGCCAATTGCCCAGGATGTGCCGCGACGAGCATGTTCTCAGCCGACCCGGTCAAGGCGAAGAAGGCATGGAACCGCCGCCACGCCCCCGCCGTTGGTGGGCTGCATCCGGCGGCGAGGGCGATGGAGCGTATCCGCGCAGCCATCCCTCCAACGTTGGGGCCGGCTGCGTCATCCGATTGGGTTGAGAACCATCACGACCCCGTTGTTGTCGCTCAGCATGTCGAAGCCATTTGCGCCGAGAACCCCTACAGGATGCCCGATCTTGATCGAGCCATCGGGCGCGCGGCCGAAGCGGCAGCATCCGACGAATGACGGAAGACGAACCGGGATACCGCGTAGACCTCAACGAGATCCTGAACACGGCACGGATGCGCCACCGTCGCCAACCGCTCCGGGACGAGTGCGCGACGAACCCCCAGCGCAACTTCGAGGGCAAGTGGGCGCGGTACGTCCTGTGGCGGGCCGGCAACCAGATCGGCAAGTCCCACAGCCTCGCACGCCTGATCGTCCGGTTCTGTCGGGGCGAGCTCCCGTGGCAGAAGCACCGCCCGCCCGTCGAGGTGCTGGTGGTGTCCTACTCGTGGGAGCAAATGGATCCGCTCTGCGAGAAGATCTGGAACCTGCTACCGAAGGACGAGATCGCTCCCGAGGTCCGCTACCAGAAGGGCAACGGGTTCAGGGGCTTCAAGATCCCCGTCATCCCGTTCGTGAAGGGCGACGGTGCGGGATCGGTCATCCGGTTCGCCACCTACCAACAGGGCACGAAGCGAATCGCGGGCCCGTCAGTGCACCTGGCCGTGCTCGACGAACCGCCCCCAGAGCAGGTGTACGGCGAGATCATCCCGCGCCTGAAGCACCACAAAGGCTACCTGAGGATCGGCTTCACGCCGACGCCGAACAGCCCAGACCTCGAATACCTCCGCAAGCGCGTGAAAGTGTGGCAGGAGGCGGGCGAGCCTGAGGGAGGATGCGCTGGCGGCATTGTCGAAGTCCAGACCACGCTGACGGCGGACGCGTGCACACCTCGGGGGCGGCTGATCGAAGTCCCATGGATGACCGAGGCTGAGATCGAAGCCTACGCCGCCGACCTGCTCGACCGAGAGCGGGCGATGCGGATGGAGGGGTCGTGGGACCAGATCGTCACGGAGCGGCTACTGAGCAACTGGTCGGACGCGTGTGAGCGGTGGTGCAAGCCTCCTGACGGGGCGTTCGTCATGGTCGGAGTCGACCACGGGACCGACCTCGGAAAGCAGGCAGCGATCCTCGTAGCGATGACCCACCACGCCACGCTCGCGCCCCGGGTGTGGGTGATGGACGAGGTCGTCAACGAATCGGCCACGACGCCGGAGATGGACGCGGCAGCAATCCTGAACATGCTGGCGCGCAACGGGTTGAACTACGACAACGTCGACGAGTGGATCGGCGACAGGTCCACAGGTTGGAACAAGTGGGCCGTCAGGAAGAGCAACAAGGATCTGCGCGTCTACCTCGCCGCCGAGATCAAGCGCCCATATTCGCGTCTCAAGTTCATCCACACGCCGAAGAAATTCACCGGCTCCGAGGACTACGGGCTCAGGATCATGAATGCGATCATGGGCCGTGTGGACGAGGAGACGGAGCGCAGCCACTTCCTCGTCAGCCCGCGGGCGAAGGCGTTCCGGGAGGCGTGCAGGACGTACCGGGGCGACAAGCGGGACCCGGTGAAGGACGTGCTCGACGCCGGTCGGTACCCGATTGAGAGACACGTGAAGCTGGGCGGGTGGTTCAAGGCGAGGGCGATCTACGGGTAGTGACTGTTGCGATCTGCAACAACAACGCATAGGATTCAGACATGCCGCAGGATCTCTCGCTGCTCATGCGCCCACCCATGCCCACAGAGGCAGACGAGGCGCGTTCGCAGTTGACCGCGGACATGCACGCGGTCCTCGATGACGACTGGGACGAGATCCTCGAAAAGTGGACCGAGTACGAGATCGGCGAAGAGCGCTTTGCCACATGGGGCCACGTCGACACATCGATCAACGACCTGGGCGATCTCAGCCGCCAGCTCGCGACCCCGGGCCTGTACGGGCGCCGACCCGTCTACCGCCACGAGGACCCGATTACGGAGATGGTGATCGGTCAGGGTGGGCAGTGGGATCAGGCCGGCATCACGTCGAAGTTGCAGCACGTCCAGTACATGGCACTGGGTCTCGGTGACTACCTCGTTCGCCCGCACCTTGACGAGAAGTTGAACCTCAGCGCACGCCTCGTCAGCCCTCACAACACGTTCGTGCTCGCACACCAGGACTACCCAGAGCGCGCGGTCCAACTCCGCGAGCTTCGCCTCAGGTGGTGGGAGGCCATCGAGGAGTGGGTGTATGCGTGGGACTGGTACGACATTCGGAAGGGCCACGAAGCCTACAAGGTGGTGCTGGCCGGTGACGCGTCCGGCGGTCGCATCAAGGCCGGCGCAGACGTGTCGAACGTCTTCCTGTCGACGGAAGAGAACCCGTCCGGCGACTGGACTGGCGACGCGTACCCCTGGCACGACGACGACGCGGATGAGAATATCATCCCGTACTCGGTCTACCGGAGCGTCGACGCGGCGAGGACGTGGAACTTCCGGGCACGCCACGGGGCCTACAGGGGTACTTTGAACTCTGGACTGCTGGGCACCTACGCGAACCAGGCAGCCCGAGACGCGTCAGGTACGGCTGTTATCGCGTGGGGGCTGGTCCCCATTGGAGGCAACGTCCAGAACGCGGGCCAGAAGGACCAGGTAAAAACGGTCGTCCTCAAGGCCGGCGGCGTCCTCTACCACGAGACCGACGGGCAGTCGCAGCCGGGGGTCAAGGAGGTGGGCCCAGGCGCGAAGCTCCAGGAACTGGCCGAGTACGCCCGCAACTACTCCGCCCGCATCATGACCCGGTTCGGCCTCTCGCCCTCGGACGTGTCGAGGCAGTCGGCCAATCCCGCGTCAGCTTCATCGCTCATGGTCAGCGACAGGGGGCGGCGCGACTACAGCCGGCAGGTAGAGCCGCTGTTCAGGCGGTCGGACGCTCAGACACTTCGCGTCGTCGCCGTCATGTACCAAGCGCGCGGCGTTCCAATGCCGACCACCGGCTATACCGTCGAGTACATCCCGATCCCCGACAGCCCGCAAGAGCAGAAGGAAGAACGCGAGCAGTTGACGTGGGAGTCAGATCAGGGGCTGCTCTCGCCGATCGACCTGTACCGGCAGACGCACCCGGGCACGTCGCACGACGACGCAGTGGCGGCGATCGTCAAGGCCCGCGTCGAGACCATCAAGATCGATGAGATGACAAAGCGGGCGGTCGAAGCGGCCGGGCTCGCGCCAGACCCTGAACCTGAACCAGAGCCGGTGGTCGATGAGTCCGCCGACGACGATACCGACTGACACACCGAGGAGCACCCATGGCAAACCAGCATCCCGTCATCGACGGGACCACGCACGAAGATGCACTGACTGTGGCGTGGGTTGAGGCCCACTATGTGCCGAAGGAGACCGTCCGCGCGGAGTACGTGCCCAAGGACGATCACCTGAAGCGGCTCAAGGCGAAGGACGACAAACTCGCCACCGTCAAGACCGAACTCGACACGGCGAAGACGGGATTGCTCGAGGCGCAAGGCACGTCGAAGGACGCCGAGGCCACCGCCACCGAACTGGCCCGCCTCAAGGGCGAGATCGCCTTGCGCGACGACAACGAATCGCTTCGCACCGCCGGCATCGTCAACAGCAGGAACGAGGTCGACACCGGAAAGGCCGACATGCTCCGCTTCGCCCACCAGAAGACGATCGACGCGATGGACGAGGACAAGCGGCCGGAGGATCTCGTCGCCCACTTCCGCACGTGGCTCACCGACAAGGAGGGCGCCGCTGCCCATCCGAACGTCGGACACTGGGTCAAGGGCGCGGCCACGGCCGATCCCGCGAAGCCCACACAAGTGGCGCCCAAGGTGGTGATCCCCGATCCGAACAAGGCTGCCGATCCGAAAGCGCCAGGCCAACAGGGCAAGATGACACCGGACCAACTGCAGGCGGTTTTCACGTCGCCCACCTACCTCGCGATGTCGCCAGAAGATCAGGCAGCAAAGGTCAAGGAACTCAAGTCCACACTCATGCCGGGCTAACGCCCAACCCTTGACGCTGTCGGCGTCATTCGCTAACCTGCATACATCTCGGACACGCCTGTCACAGGTCCCCGGCCAAAATCCGGCGGTAGACACCCGGCCCTCCCGAGCTTGACATCCCGAACTTCCGCACGGTCTCCCACGTAACGGGCAGTAGCGGCGAACCCATCAAGAATGAGGGCCGCTACTATGCCTGACACCACTCTGACCCTTCCGGTATCCTTCGCTCAGACGCAGGGACCCGTCGGATTCTCCTACATCTTCGCCGCCGAAGAAATGCGCCAAGTGCTTGTCGACAAGATGAACATGATGGGCACCGGCGTTGTCCGCCTCGTCGGCGACCTCGCTGGCTCCGGCTCGGACACGATCCGTATCACCCACGTCGACGGCCTCGGCTGGGCCGCTGACCTGACGGCTCTCGCCTCCGAGACCGACACCCCGCCCGAACTCGTCCCGGTCGTCGGGTACAGCACGGTCACCGGTGGTTGGTACGGCGCGCAGCACTCCGAGACCTACGGAGAGCGCATCCTCGCCCGACCCGACGTCGCATCGGCCCTCTCGGTCGAAGCCGTGACCGCCATGATGCCCGACACGTGGCTGGCGACCTTCCGGCTGTCCGTCGTCACCACCGGCGCCACCATCGGTACCGCCATCGGCGCGGCCGGCACGAACCTGTCCGTCGACGACATGATCGACTTCGTGAATGCGTACAACGAGGAAGACGGTGTGGAGACCCCGCCGATCGTCACGTGGCACCCCGTGCAGTGGAGCCAGCTCGGCGACAGCGCCCGCAGTGAGCCCGCGTTCCAGAACGCCGTCAGCGACTTCGCCAGCGTGCTCGGCGTCAACGCCAGCCGGCGCGTCGATAACGTCCTGGGTCTCGGCTTCGCAGCCAACATGACATCGGACGTCACGACCAGTGGCGGCGGATACGTCGGCTTCGGCATCCAGCAGGGCGGCATCGGCTACGCGGTCTCTCGCGTGTCCCCCATCCAGTCGACGAACCCGAGCGTGTACGTGGACCAGTTCGGCCTCATCGTCGAGCAGGTGGGCACGGACGCCGAGCAGGGCATCCGCAAGGCCCTCGCCCGCTCGTTCTTCGGTGTCGGCCTCGGCGACTCGAGCGTTTTCTTCCAGCGACGGATTCTCAGCACCACCTGATCTCTGTGGGCCTGCCCCGGGGTGCCGCTTGGTGCTCCTCGGGGCTTCCCCGGGGTCGGGTCCATCCACACGAGGAGCACACATGCCAATCCCCAGCCAGCCAGCAGCCGTCCAAGCGGGCGATCCCTACGGCAGCGATCCCTACGGATCGAGCGAAGGCATCCGCGCACGCCCGCGGAATGCGTTCTTCCTCTGCCACGACCCGGGCGACTGGTCGATCGGCTCCCACGGCCTCGACGAGAAGACCTGGCTGCCCGTCTTCGCGCCCCACATCATCCGCCCAGGTTCGGCCGGAATCCGCTCGCTGACGAAGGCAGAGGCCGACCAGGGCAGCCATGCGCGGGCCTACGAGGACGCGAAGCACGCCCGCGAGGTCAAGGGCATCGTGTACCTCGACGCGAAGATCCCCGTCCCTCCCGAGTTCCACCCGACGATCCCGGCCGAGTACCGCCAGCACCTGTCAGCCGCTCCAGGCTACGCGGTGCGCTACCCCTGCACCGACCCCCGCCGTGGCCGCACAGGCTTCCGCTGGGTCGAGTTGTGGGACATCCCCCAGCCGGCAGTCAGGGGCAAGGCCACGCGCTTCGCCTACGACCGCGCGAACTTCAACCGTTGGCGGCTGTGGCTCGTCCAGACCGGCATCATCAAGCCGCCCCTCGCCCACATCATCGACGAGAACCTGGCGCGTGTGGCCCAGCGCGTTCAGCGCGCGACCGTCCACCCTGACCCGCACATCCGGGTCGACAAGGTCAACGCGACATCGGCCACGCTGAAGTCCGCGAAGAACGCGAAGGTCCCGGCGCTCGCCACAGACGAACCGCCGCGACCCGACCCGCCCCCGGTGAAGAACCCTCCCGCCGACAAGGTCGACGACCCGCCCGCCGATCCCCCCGCAGTGGTAGCGAAGCCCAAGGGCCGCACCGAAGCGCAGAAGAAGGCGTCCCGTGAAAAGGCCGACGCAACCCGGGCGCGAAACAAAGCAGCGAGGGCAGCCAAGGTCGCAGCGAAGGCCGCCGAGGCGACCACATGAGCGACACCGTCAACGAAGAACGCCGCCGCGACGCCATCGGCAAGACCGCGAAGACCTTCCGTGAAGCCGCAGCCAAGAACGGCCACCAGATGACCCAGACTGATGCCGAGGCTCGCGTGCGAAGGGCCGTGACCAGCGGCGACCAGAAACGAGACAACAACAACAGATAGCAGGAGCCATCATGGCCGGTCCCCTCTCTCGCGAAACCACTGGCGCCCACGGCATCATGAATGACCTGTTCGCCCTCGCAGCGGTCAAGAGCGCCTACTACGCCGCGACCCTCACTGGCGACCTGACCGTCGACGATACCTACCCGTCGATGCTCGGTCTCGACCCCGGCGGCACCCACCGCGACGTGACCCTCGACGCCGAGGCGACCGCTGACGGAATGCTGCGCCTCATCGTCAACAAGGCCAACGCTGCGGAGAACCTCGTCATCAAGGACGACGCCGGAGCCACGATCGCGACCGCCAACCAGGACGAAGCCGCGCTCGTGCACTGCAACGGGACCGCGTGGTCGCTGGTCATCCTCTTCACCGCGCCCCTCGCCTGATACCGACCCGGCTGACCCAGCCTCGGAGTGACCCATGGCCTATCTGCAAGAAGCGCTCAAGAACCTCACCGCTCAGCTTCGGCTGAAGGGCGGGACGGAAGCGACGACACTCACCGGCGACCTCACGCTCACGAAGAAGTCGCCGAACTTCGTCGCCTACGATCCGGGCGGCACCTCGCGCGATCTGACGATGCTCGCGGAGGATCTGGCAGAGGGTCTGTTCATATGCATCTACAACAGCGCGGATGTGGACGGCGAGAACCTCGTCGTCAAGGACGATGCAGGCGCTACGATCGTCACGATCAACCGGGATGAGTCGGCGATCGTCGCCTGTGACGGGTCCTCGTGGTTCGTCGTCCTGAGTCCCGCCGGCGAAGTGGTCATCACCGACCTGACGATCTCGGACGCTGGCGAACTCACGATCGCTACCGGCGCTGTCGTCGCGACCGGAAGCCACCACTCGATCGATACCGAGGGCGACGTCGCCAGCGATGATCTCACCACGATCACGGGCCTCGCTTCTGGAAAGTTGCTGTTCATCACGCCGGAGAACGGCGCGCGGACAGTCGTGATCCGTCACGGCATCGGCGCGAACTTGATCGCCACCCCGCTCGGCCAGAGCATCCCAATGGCCGACGCGACCGACTGGGCCCTGCTGTTCAACAACGGCACGCAGAGCACGGTCCTCGCCTACTCGACCCTGACCGATACCCCGGTCGAGGCCACCATCGCCGCCGGTGTGCTGGCGGTCAACCGTCGCGTGCACTCCGTCGACACCGAGGCTGATGCCGCCACCGACGACGTAGCCACGATCACCGGCGGGCAGGTTGGGCAGGAAGTGGTCCTGTACGCAGAGAACGCCGCGCGATCGGTCGTCCTCACCCACACCATCGGGGCCGACGGTATCCAGTGCCCAAAGGGCCAGAACGTCGTCCTGTCGGACACCACCGACTACGCTGTGCTCCGCTACGACGGAACCCAGTGGATCCTCATCTCGAGCAACACGCTCACCGATGAGGTCTCGGAACTGACGATCGCGGTCGGCGTGATCGCCGCAACCAGGATCATCCACAACGTCGACACCGAGGCCGATGCAGCGACCGACGATCTGACCACAATCACCGGCGGACTGCTCGGCGCCGAGCTGACCCTCTACCCGAACAACGCGGCCCGCACGGTCGTAGTTCGTCACGGGGTCGGCGCAAACCTCATCCAGTGCCCACACGGGCAGTCGATCGTCCTCGCAGAGACCACCGACTACATCAAGATCCGCAACGACGGCACGCAGTGGATTGTGATCGGCTCGAACGTCCTCAGTGACACGGCGGTCCCGGCGGTCATCGCTGTGGGCGTGCTCGCCGCTACCGCTCGGGTCCACGCGGTCACCGCAGAAGGCACCCCCGCCGACGACCAGATCGACACGATCACGGGCGCCCAGGCTGGGGCGGTCCTCACCATCTACGGCGCAGTCACGGCAGAGGCCCTGACGCTCGCGCACTCCATCGGTGCTGACGGCATCCAGTGCCCCTACGGCCAGCAGATCACCCTGTCCGCCGACACCGACTATGCCGTCCTCCGCTACGATGGCACGCAGTGGGTTGTCATCGCCGCGAACGTGCTGGCCGATGTCTCGACCGAACTGACGATCGCCGTTGGTGTCGTCGCGGCCGTCGCCAAGATCCACAGCATCGACACCGAAGCGGACGCCGCGACGGATGACCTGACGACCATCACGGGCGGGCAACTCGGGGCAGAACTGACGATCTACCCGAACAACGCTGCGCGATCGGTCGTCATCGCCCACGGCATCGGCGCCGACCTGATCCAGACGCCGCTCGGCCAGAGCATCGTACTCGCGGACACGACGGACTACGCGAAACTCCGCTACGACGGAACGCAGTGGACGGTCCTGGCTTCGAACGCGCTCACAGAGGAGGCCATCGGGGTCGCCATCGTTGGCGGCACGTTCGCAGTGACGGCAGCGCTCCACGCCGTGACCGCACAGGGCACTCCAGCAGCCGACCAGATCGACACCATCACGGCCGGCATCCTCGGCCAGGTGCTCACGATCTACGGAGCAGTGACGGCCGACGTCCTGACAATCGCCCACAGCATCGGCGCCGACGGCATCGCCTGCCCGCACGCTCGGAACATCGTGCTGACCGCGGACACGGACTATGCCGTGATGCGCTACGACGGCACCCAGTGGATCGTCATCGCGTTCAACATGTTGGCCGCGCACTATCCGACGCTGAGTACGACATGGACGATGGGCGTAATGGGCCTGTGGTACGACGACGGCGACGGAGTCGAGACCAACGGCGGCGGCATGGTGGGAGCGACGCCAACGCTGACCAACCAGGCTGCAGCGCTCGCAAAGGTCTACGACAACGGGACCTCGACGTTCGCGAATCTCGCGGTGTCCGGAGGGATCGCGCCGTACACGTCGAACTGGCAGATTTTCCCGGATGTCCCGACCGACGAAGATGCCGTCTATTTCGGTGGCGCCGTTCCGTTCCCAGAACTCGGCCTTGACATGGGCGGCGTCGTCCAGGCGTCCGGCGGAGCGGTGTTCACCTGGGAATACTCCCAGGGCGCCGCAGCGTGGGCGGCCGCAACCATTCGCGTCGATGGCACGGGCACGGGCGCGGCGGTGGACGGGTCCCGGTCATTCGAGGCTGACGGCGCGATCACGCACGTCCCGCCTGCGGACTGGGCGACGGACACGGTCGACGGACAGCTCGGCTACTGGCTCCGCTGCCGGGTGACGACAGTGGCGAATATCGGCGCGAACCTCGGCGTCACCAACGCAGAGGAGCACAGCCTCATCACCCCGACGCACGGGTTCTACTGCCCGGCAAACGGTACGGTGACCGGTCTCCGGCTGGCCGACGGGGCCGCGGCGCTGCACACCACGCGCGATGTGCTGTTCATCCTCGTCAACTTCACGACGGGCCTGAGCACCACCGAACTCACGTTCGCACAGGCTCTCAGAAACGAACGGTTCACGGGCCTGTCGCTGGCGGTTTCCGCTGGCGATCGACTGGGCGTAATCTGCACCCAGGACGATGGCGGCGGCGCAGAGCCTGACAACGTCCTGTTCGAGCTGGAAGTCACCCTTACCTGATGGGCGCCGCACTTGCTGATCACCGACACCATCCTCCAAACGCACCTCCCACACACCGGCGGCTCCTGGCTGTCCGGTGTGCTGGCCGTGATGCGTGATGGCGTCGGTGTTCGCGGGTGCTCGCATCACGCTCCGATCTGGGAGGCGCCAGACGATGTGAGGGCCGACCGCGTCATCATCGGAACCGCCCGCGGCGCACATGAGCACTACGCCACGATCTACCGCAAGGCCATGACGAACCACCCCATGTGGATGGAGCGCCTCAGGGTCTACGGCGGCGGGTCGCTGGCGTTCCGCGACGTGCTCGACGGCTGGACCCGCCCACGGCATGAGCGCATGCCAGGACGACCAGGGCTGATCGTCGAACTGCACAACGACGCAAGGGCAGCGCTTCTGGCCTCAGGGGCGGGCCTCAGCACGTTCTTGCACGTCTACACCTATGGCGAGGCGGGACGATGGCGGGAGCCAGCCACAGCGCCTCAGCGGTGGGGCGTTCACGCGCTCCTGGACACCGCGAACCTGCACGAGGCCGCTGCGGAGATCATCGGCGACGACTTCGCCCCCGAGAGGTTCCCGCGCCACAACGTCACGCCGGCCCTCGACTGGATGCCGGCGAACGTGACCCAGTGGTATGACGAGGAGATGCTTGACTGGGTCGAGCAGGCTGACGGCGGACTCGCTACCATGATGGGACGCGGTCCATTCGAGAAGGCGTACGAGCCCGTCACGATCGTCAACCGACGGATGGCCGCATGAGCGCATCCGGCGAGACCCTCTACACCGCGCGCACCCCCTACCCGGACGTGCTCGGGATCAACCGCATCAACACGGTTGCGATGGAGATCTACAGGGACGGGGCGCTCGTGGCCCCATCGTCCGGCACGATCTCGCTCCTGTCCCCCGACGGTACGGCGGTTGTGGACGGTGCTGCGGTGACGGTCACGGCGAGTATTGCCACCTACGCGATCCCAGCGGCGTCGCTCGACCCGGACGACGCGGGCGTCACGCTGGGCGAAGGGTGGCAGGAAGTCTGGACGCTCGTTCTCGCGACAGCAACGCGCGTCTTCGACCGTGAGGCAGCGCTCGCCAGACGCCCGATCTACCCGTCGATCTCCGACGTCGATCTGCAGGCGTCCTACCCGGACCTGTCAGCGATCCGCGGGTCGACGATCACGACGTGGCAGGGCTTCATCGACGAGGCGTGGAAGCGCATTCACCTGCGGTGGCTTGCCGAGGGCGGGATCACCTACCTCGTCAAGAGCGCGTATGCGTTCCGCGAGGCCCACATCGAGCTGTCGTTGGGCCTCATCTTCCGGTGGATGTCCAAGGCTCAGGCAGGGCGCGGGAACTTCCTCGAACTGTCGGACAACCACCTGAGGGCCTACGAGCGGGCGTGGGCGCGCGTCAACGTCACGGCCGACCACGACCACGACGGACTCGTCGACGACCCAGAGAAGCGCAGCCACCGTGGGACGGTGCTGAACTTCAACGTTCCACCCGAGTACAGGGGCCGACGCTCCGGCCGACGGAGGTGGTGATGAGCATGCCCCTCCACGAGGTGCTCGAGCGCATGAGCGGAGTCATCGGTGGCAGCGACGACCTGGGCTTTGCTGCCCTTGACGCGTCCGCATACCAGCGCGCCACCGACTACACCGACATTTGGTCAGAGGCCGCCTACCCGTTCAGCGTCGAGGAGTCGGCCGACTCAGTCGCGCACCTCGAGTACGTCGTGCTCCCGATCGTCTCGACCGCCACCAACTTCACCCGCGATGGGCACGCGATGCTCATCGAGTTGACCTCCCGCGTCGAGGTCCAATTCGCCTACTGGCTCCGGCACACATCCCAGGTCGCTGACATGCGCGACGCCTCGGCCGCCGCAATGGACGTCTGCCGCGCGATTGCAGACGAGGCGAACTGGGGCACGGCCAATGTCAACGTCCGTGTAGAGACCCGCTTCGAACCCAGGGTGATTCCGGACGAGTCCTGGATCATCGTCGTCACTTCATTCCTGATTCAGCATGAGGAGGCTCTCTAATGAGCACCGTTACGGGCGACTACAAACAGTCTTTCAAGTTCGCGCAGAAGCCCGGCTCTGACTATCAGGGGCAGGCATACGCCGAGATCGACACCAGCGTGCGCGTCAGCACGGGCACCGGGAAGAACCAGGCCAACCTGATGCACCACGACGCGGACAACGCGCTCGCGGGCACCACCGCCGAAGACATCGACTTTCTTGCGCTGCTCGACCCGTTCGAGACCGCAATTGCCGCGCTGGTCGAGATCTGCTTCCTCCGTATCGAGTGGGACAGCACCAACGCCGGGAACGCCGAGATCAAGCAGAGCGCAGCGAACGGCTGGACATCCTTTTTCAAGGACGTGTCCGACATCGTCATCCTCGAACCCGGCACCGCGCTGACGCTCGAATGTTGGGAGGCGGCAGCCTACCTCGTCGGCGCTGCCAACAAGTCGATCAACGTCAACAACCTCGGCACGGCGGCCACCTACAAAATCACGCTCATCGGCCGCAACGCCTGATCGGAGATCATCATGGCACGCTACACCAGCAAGAATTCGACACTCACGATCACCGACTCGGGGGCCGGGCTGTCGATGCTCGTCGGCCCTGGTGAGGGTGACTTCTCCGTCGACAACGTCGGCTACGACAACAGCGAGACCCTCAACGTCACCGATCGCGGGGTGCACGATGGCCTCGTCGAGGGTGACGACTTCATCCAGGCTTGGTCGATCACCATCAGGCTACGGAACGAGGCGATCACTCACGCGACGATCGACCGCATCAAGGACGCCATCGCCGGCACCGGGTTCTGGACGCCCACCTTGGACGGTGGGGCGGCCGTGTCCGTCGACGCCACCCGCTGGGCCTTCATCCTGATTTTCACGATGAACGACGGCACGACCACGAGCACGGTCACGCTCCCCAAGGCGACCGGGCTGATCTCCGTGGCCGAGGGCAAGGACGGCCACACCATCAGCATCAGCGGCAGCAACTACTTGGCGCCCACCTACACCTGAGCCTGACCACCAACACCGAGGAGCACCACATGAACATCAAGATCGGCGAGACCGAATACCCGGGCAAGTTGCCCTGGATCCCGCGAATGATGCGCGTCGTTGCCGCCCATCAAGTCGCAGTCGGGATGCAGTTCAACGACGACGAGTCCGCGAAGATCGACGACGACGGAAACCCCACGTTCGGAAAGCCGGACGAGGACGCGCTGGCGATGGTGACGTCTGCCGCGCTCGGGCTGGCGCTCAACATCCCCACCGAGGTAGCGCCGCTCCACGAACACGAGACCATGTTCGAATATGGCAACGCGGTCATGGGTGAGATGCTCGCCGCGGGCCACAGTCCAGCCGACTTCTACAAGGCCGGAAGTGCGCTCATCGATCTCTACTACGCGTCGATCCCGCGCGGCCCATCGAAGGAGGCCGTTGAAGAGGCCGAGGATTTTTCCGATACGGCGTCGGGCGATGGACCTTTGCCGGATTCCAACTCTGTGAGCGACGATGCGGAGACCCCCTCAAGTGGCTCCGTCTGACCGAGGAGGAGCAAGTGTGGTTGGTGTCTTACGATCGGAGGGCGAGGGGCCTGTCAGGCGGTCGTGACGACGGCCTCGACTATGGCGACATTGATGTCGCGACTCCGCACGAACCAGCGGCAGGCGAGGGCTACGAGCGCGCCCAGCGCTTCAGGGTGGACTGATGGGCTTCGGTGTCTCCAGGCGGTTCTGGCGGGCGTCTGAGGCGTGGTTCTCGTCGCACGTGGCCGCACAGGCGAAGGCGCGCGGCGAAGGCGTGAACGTCAAGGGCGCGCGAGCAAAGGAGACAGTCTGGCGCACGAAGGGCAGCAAGTACCTCGGGAAGCACAGGTCACCGAAGAACGCTCTGATCCGAGTCGACACTGCGCTACAGGAGCGACTCATCGCCCCAATCGAGCGAATCGCGCCGGCCCTGTCCGATGCCTACGATAAGCACCTCGGGAAACTCGCGTTCAGCGCATGGCGGCGGTGGCCGGTATACACCGGGTTGTCGAAATCACTCCTCGCCCTGGAGTACGCCCTCGAGGCAGGTGGCGATCGGTTCGTCGGTTCGGTCCGAAGTCGCGCCCCCTACACGTTCTTCATCGGAACCAAGCCGTGGTCCAAGTTCAAGGGCCAGCCGCACCGCATCCTGATCGACAAGCCGTCACGCCTCGTCGTCGACCAGATCGCCAAGGACGCGATCAAGGACATCGTGCGCCATGCCTGATCGCTCATATGCCCTAAATATCGTCGCCGACATCTCGCGGTACCAAAAGGAATTCGCGAAGATCGAGGGGTTCACCGACAAGAAGGCTGCCGCGGCTGCCCTCAAGATGGTCAACCAGATGCAGCGGGCACAGGCCCAGGCCGCGAAGGACGCGAAGAAGGCGGCAGACAAGAGCGCGAAGGCGTGGTCGGGCGCGTTCTCAGGTGTCACGCTCGCCATCACGCCGGCCGACATCAAGCGCATGGGCACCGCGGCGATCGACCTCGCCCAGGACGTCGCCGACCTCCGCAACGAGCTCACCGACACGAGCACCCGCACCGGCATCGCGACGGACACCCTGCAGGGGTTGAGGCTCGCCGCAGAGGGTTCGGGGCAGGAGTTCACCAGCCTCATCAGCGGGTTGGCCCAGTTCCCGAAGCGGTTGACGGACTTCGAGCGCGGAACCGGCGAGGCGGAGAACGGGCTTGAGGCGCTCGGGTTCACGGCTGACGATGCGGGAATGCTCATCGCGGACACTGACGCGGCGATGAAGGAGATCCTCATCCGCCTCAAGGGCGTTGAGGACCCCGCGAGGCAGGCTGCTATTGCTACGGAGATCTTCGGCAAGTCCGGATCGAAGATGCTCCAGGCCCTCAGCGGGACCGAGCTTGAAACCTACGTCAAGTTCGCCAAGGAGTTCGGCGTCGATGTGGGGCAGGACGCCGCAGACAGCGCGAGCGAGTGGCAGCGTTCACAGGCGGAGCTAAACACCACTCTTGACGCGTCCAAAGCGAAACTGATCGACACGTTCAACGTCGATGAACTGCTGTCAGCGTTTACTCTCGGGATGGTCTTCGTCGGAGAACTCACGACGTCAATGATCAGCGGGATGATCGACGACTTCACAGCCGGCAAGAATGCGCTTTCCGCGCTTTTCTCTGGTGACCTTGACGAGGCAAAGGCCCTCGCCTTGGGCATCGACGGCATAGCTGGCGGGACCACGAAGGCTGGGATCGCCGCGGTAGACGCAGCCAAGTCGTTTTTCGATCTCAGGCGGGAGATGCGGAAGACCGGCGATGAGGTCGTCAGGGTTGACGCTGCCACAAAGAAGGTGACAAGGGGGCGAAAGGAGGCGAGCGATGGCGTCAAAGAGCAGGCCGACGCCCTCAAGTCGCTCCAGACCATCACCGAGCAGGCCACGCAATCGCAACTGTCGGACGAAGACAAGATCCGGGTGACGCTGTTCAAGCGCCTCGAGTTGATCGACGAGACTGCGAAGGCTGCCGACGACGAGGCTGCGGCCCAGGCTGCGCGGGTCGCTGTCTACGAGGAGTCGCAGGCGGGTCTGCTCGCACTGGATGAGGCCAGGGCCGCCCAGGTCGAAAGCCTCGCTGCCAAGTCCGCAAACATTCTCGCAAGGGAGACCGACGACCGAAGGTCCGCGATCGAGGAGATCAACGTAGCCGAGCAGGAAGCGCTCGAGAGCCATGCTGCGATCACCGCGCAGCGGATGGACATGTTCGTCGAGGATCAGGCCGTTCGCGCCGAGATCCTGGCTGAGGCTGAGGAGCAGAGGACAGCGCTTGTCGAGGAGTTCGCGAAGCGGCGGGCAGACGCGGAAGAGGAGTCGGCTGACGTCGCCATCGACAAACAGCGCGAGATCCGTGACGCGAGCATCAGCGCATTCTCGTCGCTTGCCTCCGCCGTCGCTGACGCGTCGATGACTGCGGCACAGGCGCAGACGGACGCCACCGGCCGCGGAGCCATGCTCCTGTACGGACTCGCGAAGACGGCGGCAATCAGCAAGATCGGATTGCAGACCGCAGAGGGCATCTCGATGGCGGCAGCGTTCCCGCCACCGGCGAGTATCGCCCTCGGTGTGGCGGTGGGCATCGCGAACGCTGCAGCGCTGGCCGTGGTGGCGTCTACAGCGCCTCCGCAGTTCGGCGACACCCCTGGAGCCATCCTCGCCGGCACGAGTGGCCTGACGGCGAAGTTCGAGCCCGGCGACTTCGTTGTGGCAGCGAAGACGAAGGAGGGAGTCGCGGATCAGGCTGCAGCCCTCGGCGGTGGCGGCGGTGGACGCTCCACGATGATGGTCTACAAGCACAAGGTTTTCGACTACTTCATGCAGGACCATCTGCGACAGAACAGCTTCCTCACCCGGACGATCCGCAGCGGGTCCAGGGTCGGGCACCGCCAGCGTAAGGGGGCCTGATGTCCGACGTATCCAAGGCAGCAGGGCAGGACTACCGGGCGATCGGCATCCAGTCTCCGCAGTGGCGGGACTCGAGCATCATCCGCGACCTGACTCCGTCGTTCACCGAAGCGAACCCGCGTCCAGGGGTAGCGTCAGCGCTGGCAAAGTCCGGGATGGTCATCGAGACCAGTGGCAACATGAAGGCGGTTGCTACCCTCCGCCCCAGCCTCACCCTTACCACGAATAGGGGCGGCAACCCCGGAGCGAAGTACGGCCGGCACACGTGGCAGACGAACCTACCTGGCCCAGCCTCGCACGAGGTCGAGTTCGGGTGGGACGCGCCGACAGCGATCTCCAGAAGTGAAGTCATTTACGACGGGAGCGCGGTGACCCTCGGCGGAACCTTCCGTACGCAGGCGAACACCGTGCTGCTGCCGATGGTGATCGGTGGTTCCGCGTACATGTTCCGAAAGGAGTTCGACGGCCTCGGGTACGCCGCCACCGGTGCAGTGATCTGGAAGCCGTGGGCGCAGGGCGCGGCCGTCTTCATTATTCCAGGTAGCCACACGCTGATCGGCGGGTCGACTTGCCTGATTCAACTCCCGGAGGGGCGCCTTCACTTCTACTACATGTACAAGGACTCGACCGTCCCCACGTCGCCGATAGGCCAACTCGGCCACATCTGGTCGGACGACGACGGGGCGACGTGGTCGACAGGCCAGAAGCATATTCTGGACAACGCGATCGACATGCGCAGCACGGCGGGCGCGGGAAACGCGGGGTACAGCGTGCACCGCGTACGCGCCGCGTTCAGCAACGATCAGGTGCTGTTGTTCATCACCGGCGAAGTCCACAATTCGACAGTGTACGCGACCATCCGAAACGCGGCATGGCAGTACGCGTCTTCGGATCTCGGAAACTCGTTCAACCGCCTCGACATCGCGGATGCAGGAGTAGGGAACGCCGACGGCGCGTTGCTGACCACAGGGACCGGAAGTGAGCACATTGCGGCGTTCCATGACATCGCAGCAGCCGCGGACGGATCGGGCTTCGTGGTCTCCTACAACAGGGTCAGCACGGCGGCGGGAACGCTCGGGAACGTGCTCGTCAAGAGGCTGGGTACGGCGTGGACCAACTGGCTCAACGTCACGCCGGACACAGTGTTCGGCGTCACATCGATCGGCGTCCTCGCCAGCCGGTTGATCACGGGGACGAATACATCCATCGCGGTAGATGACAACGGTGTGTTGGCGTGCACGTTTGTCTGTGATCCGACCTCGACGGCACAATACCGCGCCCAGGCATTCGTTGATCTGTCGTTCGACCACGGCGCGACCTGGATAGACTCGTCCGGGTCGTTCGTATCCCTGACCACGAACACCTCCGATCCGTGGTGGGACAGTGGCGCCATCGACTTCTACCCGGCCAACTTCTGCTCGACGTTCCAGTGCGGGCGGCTCCTGATCTTCCCGCAGTTCGTGGTCAACGTCGACGACAACCCAGCGCTGGACGATACGAAGGTGTGGGAGATCGACCTCGGCGGATACTCGACAGCCACCAGGGCGCACCGCCCAGAGATCGAATCTGACAGCCTGCAGGGGCAGTGGGATGTGAACTGGCTCGCTGCTCAGCGGATGGCGGACACGACAGGCTGGACATCGGCAGGTGCTGGTACAGAGGTGCTCAACAACGCCGGGTACACCACGTTCACGACCGGCGGCGGCCAGACAATCACGAGCACGAACGCGACAATCCAGGCCATCGCTGGCGGCGAGTTGGTCATCCACGGACTGGTCGGGTTCAGGACACGCGTAGGGACCGGGCGCCTCGACATCTTCATCGGCGACGGCGTGAACGCGCTGAACGTCTACATCGAGCAGGACACCACAAACATCGTCATCAAGGATCTGCAGGCGCCGGCAACGCTGTACCAGCAGGCCGACATCGATCCCACCGAGTTCAATCAGTTCTACTTCGTGATCGACTGGGGCGGAAAGCGGATGTCCATCTGGGCACGGGCGTCGGCCAGTGACACCGAAGCGAGGGCATGGAAGGAGATCGTCTCATTCGCCACGGTGGCTACGGCAGCGTCAGCCGCAGCGTCGCGTATTGGCGTCGACCTTCCAGCGAGTTCCACGGTCGACTTCTGGTCAACGAACTGGGGCTCTGGGTTGTATGGCCGCGCTGGGTTCAGGGGTGTGACCGCAGCAACGCAGGGCTTTGTCGCGACGATCTACGGCCGGTCGTGGTCGCCCTACCCAGTCCACATTCACGCTGGGGACGGCGTGAGGGTCGCGTCAGTGGACGGTCCATCATGGGACGGTGACATCTGGACAATCACGCAGCGGCACGAATTCGGGCTTGAGAACATCTTCCCGAACGTGGCCCCCAGTCCTCGCCGCACATGGCGGTCAGAGTCGGCCGCTGGAGACATCCCCGCCCAGGTGTTCCGGGTACGCGTCGGCATCGACACAGACCCCGCTCCGTGGCTCGGGCGGGTCATCTTCATCGCCGGGTTTAACTGCAACTTCCCCACGCTCAACGTGGCGAGGCGCGACAACGTCGGTGCAGGTTGGACACCGCTCGGCACACTGAGCTTCGATTCCGGAATGACCGGACTCAACTGGATTCGAGATGGCCGATATATTCGGCCGGACACTGCTGGTGGAGCGACGTCATCCGCTGAGCACTACAGCTACAACATTCTCGCCGATTCAAGTTTCAAGGTATCGGCGACTGAGGTTCGGAATATCACGACGAATAGCGAGGGCGTGTGGCTGGATACAACAGCGATCACGCCGCGCCTCTACTGCTCCGACATCATCGGCACGGAAGGGGCGTCTGGGGCGGCCGGCGCGATCTGGATGAAGGACGGCGTGCTCATCATCCGCGACTGCCCCGACGTGTTCGAATTGCAATTTACGATCCCGCTCGGCAGGACGGCTACCGGATACTTCGAGATCGGCGATCTCCTCGTCGGCCACGTCGCCTATTTCGGCAAGCAGTACGCCAGGGGCCGCGCCTTGTCGCTGAGTCCGAACTACAACCTGACCACCGCACGATCCGGAGCCCGTCGCGCCCAGGCGCTCGGCCCGGCCAGGCGTGGAGTCGAGTTCGGTTGGCCCAGCGGGGCGGAGATCAACCACTCGCAGTTGGCTACGGTCCCGGCCGGTCCAGATGTTGATTACATCCTCCCGGCTGTCGGTAGTACGGATCCGGTCGCGTCGCCCGCTGACACTGATCTGAAGATGGCCGGGCTGATGGAGTACCTCCGTGGCGCCGTCGAGCCGATCGTCTACCTGCCGAAGGTCATCATGGAGACGAACGAGAACATCGACACCACGCTGGTCAACCGCAACACCTTCATGCTCGGCAGGGTGATGAGCGACGCGCAGACGAAGGCCATTCTCGGGAGCGAGTGGGCCACCCGCAATGGTGAACTGATGCAGATGAGCAACGTCCTCGTCGAAGAGGAGATCTGACGATGGGCACGACCGCCGGCCCCCGCGCAACCATCAAGCGTTTCGACGCTGCGATGCTGCGCGGCGTGGTGGTCCACTACCTGTTCGATCTCACGTGGGCTGGGCAGACGTTCCGACTTTCCAGGAGCACGCTGGTCGTTCCATCAACCGCGACCGGTGAGGATCTCCAGTTCGAAGGGATCCTCGAGGACGAGATCGAATGGGAGGAGGCGCTGGAGCTGTTCAGCGATACGGCCGAGTCGAACTCATTCCCGTTCTCAGTCGTGTTGCCAGCCAACGTCCCGCAACTCGTCTCACGGGGGCACGACCTCGCCGCCGCGACCGGGGAGCTGTCCCTTTGGATTGAGGGCACCAACTACGAGGATCGCCGCATCCTCATCCAAGGACGGCTGACTGATCCCGAGTACGGCTTCGAAGGCGACCCGATCACGGCGAGCCTGCAGAGCGAGTCATTCGAGGACGCCGCCCTTGTGCCGCCAGTGGGGCAGGTGGTCACGCTCATCACTTGGCCCACGGCCGTGAGTAGCGCGGTGGGCTTCTACTACCCGTTCGTGTTCGGCGACCATCCCGTGAACGATGCTGGGAACTTCGTCCTGTCCCGCGGGTACCTCGTCAACAACGATCCGGGAGACGAGACGATCCTGATCGCTGGTCACCCCGTGTTGGCATCGGCCGTGTTCATCAAGCCCGGGGCGTCCACGGTGCAGGTGTCACTCCCCGTGTCTGGTGCTCTTGACGCGCTGGGCCAGTACGTGAGCATCGTCGGTGGCGTGGGCGTGGGCCTGGGGGCGCTGGTGTACGACCCAGGGGACGACTTCACGGTCAGGTGGACCGACAGTGGCAGCGGCCACCCGGCGAGGGACGGGGGCATCCTGGGAGGCGGTGGCGACCTGCTCGAGCACATGTTGAGCCTCGCCACGGTCCAGGTGGACTGGGGCAAGGTCTCGGCGGCGAAGGACCTGCTCAACCGCTTCCGATTCGCAGGGACCATTGAGGAGCCGGTGAGCCCGATCGACTGGATATCGGCGAACCTGTCACCGCTCCTCCCGATGTCACTCGTGATGGGCCCGCTCGGCGTGTACCCGGTCGTGTGGCGGTATTGGGCTGGGCGGAACGACGTTGTCGAGCGGATCGACCTGTCCATAGACCCGTCAATAGAACTGGATGGGCCCGTCGAGTATGACGGCGCTATCAGCAATATCGTCAACACGTTCACGCTGCGGTACGGGGTTTCCATCTTCAGCGGCGAGACGCGATCAATTCTAACACTGGGGCGGAGTGAGGACGGTACCCCATCTGGGTCGCTGGCATCAGAGCGGAGCATCCTCCGCTACGGCGTTCGCAGCGATGATGACGAGTCCACGATCGTATACGACACAGGCACTGCCGGGATGATCCTCGACTGGTGGGCCAGAGCAAGAGCGCTCCCTTCGCGCCTCGTCCACTACATCGTTGGCAATGAGCGGTCCTGGCTCGATCGAGGCATGGTCGTCAGCGTCACCCACCCAGAACTGTACCTGGAAGACTACGTCGGGCTTGTCGAGAACGTAGTGCACATGGAGAGCGGGGCATTTCGCCTGTCCGTCAGGCTCCTCGAGCAGCCGTCTCACACGCTCCACACCGGGGAGTTCTGATGGCGCGCCTCAGCCTACTCGAACCATGTGACCGTCAACCACGTGGCGGCCTCAGGATCGGCGCCCGCCCAATCGATCGTGAGCGCGCCGTCGACGATGTTGTAGTAGTCAGTGACGTCGTGACAGTCGGACGCACACGTTCCGTCCGCGCACGGTTCACAGTGCAGCACCTGGAAGTGGGCGCCAACGTCAGCGGTGAACACGTCGCCAGGGTAGACCTCGTGAGGAACCATGCCGCACGATCCTCCCGATCCCCCGTCGGTATCGGCACTGGTTTCCTGGCACGCCATCAGCGCTACGGCCGTCGCGAAGAGAAGTCGTTTCATCAGGTGCTCCTTTCCCACAGATTCGCCCGCACACGGCCCGCCGTCAAGCGTGCCACAATGACCACGAGGTAACCCCATGGCATACGCAGCAACCGTCACCATCGTCAGGCGCCTGAACGACCTCATCGTCACCGTCGCCGAGACCGACTGCAGCAATGCCGCCGGGGCTGAATGGGACACGAAGGGGGACGGCACTACCGTCACTCTTGTCGGCAGCGATCTGCTGCCTGTGAAGGGCAGGATCATGCGGTATCAGGCGACGCTCGTGTCCGGAACAGGGACAACGCTCGATCCGGTCGTCGGACCCATCACCGACCCGGGCGCAACGGCGAACCTCGCACGGATCGCCATCAACAACGGGACGGCCGCGCAGCCGATCGACCTGTCCGAGGCCGACGGGTTCGCATACTACGCGATCGGCGGGCAGTTGTTCGGGCGAAGCGTGCCGAACAACGCGACAGTGGACCACGTCGTGACGACCCAGTTCCTCGTTAAGCCCGGCTGGGGGTGACCTGTGGCTCAGACCGTCACAGTAGAGGAGATTCTGCAGGACATCGGCGTCACGCAGTCGGGCGCGTGGACCGTTGGGCAGGGCGGCGCCCCGTGGTCCGTCTCACAGTCTGGAACGTGGGACATAGCGACCCTGACGACCCTCACCGGCATCACGAACACCGTCACAGTCGATGGCACCGTGACCGCGAACCAAGGGGGATCACCGTGGGCGGTGTCACAGTCGGGCACCTGGGACGTCGGCACTGTCACCAGCGTGACCGAGGTTGTGAAGTCGGTAGTCTGGCTCAACGACGAGGCAGGGGCGCCGTTCACCAACGCCAACCCGCTACCCGGCGCACTGAGCGACGGGACGACTCAGGCCGCGGTGGACGCGACAAAAGCGGCCCTCCTGGTCGGCGCTCACATCGTTGACGACTCCGGCGTCCTGCAGGGGATCAAGGTTTCCGAGGGCATGGCCCACGTACTGAGCATGCCCTACGGATACGCCATCGCCGAGGGCGATCTGTCGGGCCACAGCGCCGTCCACAAGTTCGGATACAACGGCGATATCGACGCGGTGCTCGAGCCGATCTGGACATCCGGCGGCAACTATCCCTACCTGAGCGCCGGCGAGCAGCTCAAGGTCTCGGGCGGCGCCAACGATGTGAGCACGCTCCGGGACTCCGGGAATGCAACGGGGGGATCGACGACGACGATCGAGGACACCGGCGCCGACTTCGTCGCGGCGACGGTCGCGGTCGGCGATGTGGTGATCAACGACACTCAGAGCGAGTACGGGATCATCTGCCTTGTCGAAGCGACAAAGCTCACCGTCTATACCGCCATGTCGACCGGCTTTAGCGCCGCCGACGCGTACCGCGTGCTCAACGCGTCCGGCACGGGGGCAGCGGCGGTCCGGGTCCTCGGCCTCGATGACGACTACCTCGAGATTAGCGAGGTAGTCGCAACCAACGGGGCAGCGCCGGTAGCGACTTCTCAGAGCTTTCTGAGAGTCTTCCGGGCCTACGTCGTGATCGCCGGCAACACCGGCGGGAATGTCGCCGCGATCCTGGTGCAGGACAATGCGGCGGCGGTGACCCAAGCCGAGATCCGAGCCACCCGGAATCAGACCGAAATGGCGATCTGGACTGTGCCGGCGAGTAAGACACTCTTCCTCACCGCCACACACGCGGGAGAGTCCAACAACGTTCGGGCCGAGGTGAGCGTATTTCAGCGACCCCGGGGCGGCGTGTTCCGGCCGATCGGCCTGGCAATGGCTGTAAAGCAGGGCGGCGACGGGCACGACTACGCAACCCCGTTGTCGATTCCGCAAAAAACAGACGTCGAGATGCGGGCTATTGGGGACGGGGTAAACGCAGCAGTTAGCGCCGGCTTCGAAGGCTGGTACGAGTAGGGGCAATGATGCGACTGCATGCCGTCTGTGGGCACGGAAACAAGGGCAACCGATACGACCCCGGCTCAGGCGCGGACATCGACGGCGACGGAAAGATCAGCGCCGACGAGTCCGAGGCCATGATCGCCCGACGCATCTGCGCGGACCTTGACACCGCAATGACTGGCCTCGGCTGGGTCGTCCACATCTACCCGGATGGCGGCTACTCGAGCCGGAACAAGCAGATCAAAGCGGTCATCTCGGCCCACCCCGACGATCGGCATGTGGTCTGCTACCTGCACACCGACGCGTCCGCCGACATCAACGTCCGTCACGCCCTCATCAACCGCGACCCCAGAAGCATGTACGGGGGCCGCTACGGTGTCCTGCTCGCCAATGCGTGGGACCAGTACCTACCTGCCCAGATGCGCGGTGGGAAGCGGACACGGTTGCTGGCGTGCGACCAGAACTCGGATCAGCGGTGGCAGAGGAACTGTGCCGCAGTGGTCGCTCCGGCCTACGGATTCCCGGGGAAGTCGTTCGGCCTGCTGTTGGAGGTGTTCGTGGTCTCGGCTTTGACCGGGATGGGCGATCACATGCTGGACCAGTGGGTGGCGCATTCGGTGACGGCTACGACCATGGGGCTGTTGCGGATTGAGGGGGCATGGACGTGATCTGTTTGGTCGAATCGGTGTTATCCTCCCAGCAGGAGGCACCATGTCGATCATCATCGAGATCAGGGCAGCAGAGGGCGGCGCAGACGCGAAGCTCCTTGTGGGCGACCAGTTCGCGATCTACGCGAAGATGGCGGCCAGGAGGCGGCTTTAGCGTCGAGATTGCAGAACAGCGGCCCGGGATCATCGTGTTCCGCGCCACCGGAAAGGGTGCGGAAAAGGCGTTCGCAAACGAGGCTGGCGGCCACAGGTGGCAGCGCGTTCCGCCGACCGAACGAAGCGGCAGGGTTCACACATCGACCGTGACGGTAGCCGTACTCCGTGAGCCTACGCGGTCAGAGGTGACTATCAACAAGCGGGACGTGGACCGCAAGACGTGCCGAGGATCCGGTGCGGGCGGGCAGCACAAGAACGTCACCGACTCCGCCGTCCAGTTGACCCACCGCCCGACAGGCATCACCGTCAGGGTGGAGTCGGAGCGCTCACAGACGCAGAACACGGAGACCGCCTACAGCATCCTCCGCGCCCGGTTGATGGAGGCGAAGCAGCAGAGGGCGTCATCCGCTCGCGACGGAAAGAGGCGCAAGCAAGTCGGTTCCGGGATGCGTGGCGACAAGCGGCGCACCATCGCCATCCAGCGCGGGCAGGTGGTTGACCATGTCACCGGAAAGCGCGTCCGGGTGAAGGACTACCTGCGCGGCCACATTGAGGGCCTGCAATGAGTCTTCCACCACTCCCCCGCCCACCCTCAACCCTCGTCCAAGGCGCCACCTACGGAAAGACCGTGCTGGTAGTCCTCGGCGCCTTCCTGCTCACAGCGTCCGCCTACGTGCTCCTGACGCCCGCTCAGGCCGGCAATGTGGGCGTGGTCCTGGGCCTGTGGTCGACGTGGTTCGCGGCTTTCGGGATCGTCGTCGGCGCTGAGGTCGGCGGCATCGCGTACAGGGACGGCAAATCGGGCGGACTGACGAGTGGGAACGGCGGGGCTATTCTGGCCGCGATGGAGGCCGGTGCTGTTGCCGCGCCTGTTCTGGGGGATGAGCCATGAAGCCGCTATCCAAAGCCGCCCAGGACGCCCGCAGACCGCTCCCGCCTGAGGTGCTCGCGTGCCCAGAGGGTGACGCTGGCCGACCGGTTGAGGGGCGAGGACGGGCGGCGAAGACGGCGCCGCGCAAGTTCCGCGAGCCTCGCTATGGCGACGTGTTCGCAGAGGGCGTCCAGTGGTTGGACGGCCTCGCTGGCGAAGACGATCACCATGGAGACGAACCATGAACTTCAACCTCGGCTGGATCCAGATCCTCGCAACGTGGCTCTGGCCCCACGACTGGGTGATGATCGACACGTGCACGACCCCATGGATCGGCACGGACCGGTGGACCGAGGACCGGTGGCGCTACTTCCGCGTGCTCGGCCTTGAGATATCGGTGATGACATGACCCCGGAGATCAAGATGGACCCGATCACGCTCGCCCTCATCGTCGGAGTCGTCTGCACCGGTCTCGGGATCGGTGGCACGCTCGGGGTTCAGGCCATGGGAGGCAAGTCCGAGCAGGTCACTGACGTGACGATCACCACCGACGCCCCAGAGACCGTCGAAGCAGTCGGCGGCGTGGTCGACTCAGTCGTCGCCGAAGACGTGACCGACGCCGAGACCCGGGCGGCCGTCGTTGAGCAGTCCCCACAGTCCGTGCTCGCCCAAGCCGTGGTCGACCTCGAGGACCCGGCCACGACCGCCGCCGCCTACGGGTACGCAGCGTGCATCGCGGGCGCTCAGGGCAAGCAGGAGGGCGCGGGGGCGTTCGGGTGCCCTACGAGGGGGACGTCACTCGACAACGCGGTCAATGGCCTCTCCAAGCGTTCCGACGCTGCATCCAGTGCCGCCTTTGAGGCCATCGTGACCAGCCATTTGTCCAAATTGGACATCTGCTATGCGTCCGAGGGTGAGGGTCTGCGCGACGAGTGCCTGACGAGGCTGGAACAGGAGTAGAGATGTCCGACCGCGCCGAACTCATCCTGGACCGAGTAGCCGAGGCCAAAGTAGCCATCGAGAAGGGGCACGCACGCGTCGACTCCATCGCTGACCGCACGACACACATCGAGGCCGCCCTCCCGCACATGCGAACCGACATCGCCAGCGGAAGGAAGGACATCGACGCGCTCAAGAAGTCGAAGGGCAAGACCGACGTGGCGATGGGCCGACTCCTGCTCATCGCGGGGATCCAGGGCGTGATCGGAGTCGCAGTGATCGGTGCTATCGTGAAATTGCTATTCGGCGGTGGGTGACCGGATATGATGGACTTCCCAGAGCGCGAGGCCGAGACCATGGACGAAATCCTGATAGCGGTCGGCGAGTTGTGCCAGAGCGCGAAGCACTACGCGGGCGTGGACGAGCACCCGCAGGCTGAACCGAACGGGCAGGCTGGTCCGCCGGTGGCTGCTCAGGTGGAAGAACAACCGACAGCGGAGATGTGACAGCTACACCGGGTCGAGGTGGCGCCACGTCTTGCGCTGCTTGATGTTCGTGATGGTGACGGGGCGGACCCCGAAGCGCTCAGCGATCCGCACCTGCTTCATCCTGCCCTCAGCAATCAGTCGCCGGATCTCCCGCACGTCGTCCTCGGTCAGCCGGGCCAGCGGATGCTTGACGCCCCTGTTGTCGGTGCCGTGCAGGAGTTTGTCGGCGATGTTCTGCTTCTGGGTGCCTTCGTAGAGATGTGCGGGGTTCACGCACCACCCGTTGCCGCACTTGTGCAGGACGAACATGCCCGGCGTGATCGGGCCGTTGGCCTCGATGAACGAGAACTGGTGGGCGCCGACCTTGGTGACACCGTTCCAGAACCGGCCGTAGTCGCCGGTCTGCCTGTACGCGAGCCACGGCCAGCACTCGTCTGGGCCGCGCTTGTCGACCTTCGCCCAGAAGCGCTCACTGACCGACTTGAAATGCTTCCACCGCCTGGGTGTGCTACTCTTTCTTGGCATCGCGAACCTCAACTTCGGGGTGCTGTTCGGATCGGGTCACACCCCGGTCCGGACGCCAAAATAGTACCATACGAGGTGTCCCATCGGCGACGTGAAGATCAACGTGTACTTCAAGCAGCATTTCGAGATCGACTCCGGCGTCAACGAGTACCGCTTCGAGCGCCACCGGGGGACGCCGGCCATCGACAGCAGCAGCCCGTGGTTCGCTCAGTCCGTCCAAGACGACATGCTGGACAACTGCTCCACCATCGCCGACTTCCGCGACCAGATGCCCACGGCCGTGAAGAACTGGTGGGATGCGCTGCCGGTGGGGGAGCGGTCGCAGCGGTATGACGCGTTCAAGGCGATGGCGGGCAAGTAGCCTACCGCCTTCCCCTCATCGCAAGCCGGTCCAGCGCCATCCTGTGCCGCTCCGGGTCGATCTCTGCGCCGATGTACCGCCGACCTTCCAGAACGCACGCGCGGGCCATGGGGGCGAGTCCGGCGTAGAGGTCGAGGACGAGATCGCCGGGGTCGGTCCAGGCGCGAACCATGGCCCGGAGCCACGCGATCGGCTTCTCGCTGTGCGCCCCCGGCCTGCTCGCGTGGCCGTTGATGATCGCTTCGTTCGGCCTTCCCGTGCTGCCCTTCGTGAACAGGGCCACCGGTTCCGTCTGTCCCCTCCAGTGGTAGCCGACACCGACTGTGCCGGTCTTCAGCCACGCGCCCCCGGTCGTCTCTGGGCCCCAGCGTGGGCCAGCCATTCCCGCTGCGCGCCACTCTGCCGACTTCGGCCATGTGTACCAACACACGAGGCGGGCGTCTGGCGCGGCGCAGTCGTGGGAGGCGTCGATGTGGTTTACAATGTCGGCCTCGGTGATGAGGGCGTACTGATCCTGCGCGTTCCCATGCAGGCCGGCGTTGACGTAAGTCCATGGAGGATCCGCATGAACCAACCGCGCCCCCCTCACCTCGGCGAGCACCTCGGCCACATCGCAACACCGCAGATCGATGCCGTCGACGGATGGGGGCTTCGGTCGTTCGAGGAGTCCGAGTTGAGTCACTCCGTCAGCCTCCCCAGCCACATCCCCGCCCGTATCGCCCGCCTGAGCGTCCACCGCCCATCAAACCGGGTCTCGATCAGCAGCAGCAGATCGATCAGCCTCAGGGCCAACAGCGCGCGTGCAGTGCGGTCCTCGTCATCGCTCGCGGCGAGGTCCTCGGCGATGTCGCGGATCTGCATTCTCAGCCTGCACAGGGCGGCGACGAATGAGGCTTGTTGGAGGCGGCGTGATGTCCTCTCGTCACTTTTTCGGTGCGCGATTTCGCTGAGGCGATCGGTGAGAACGGTCGAAAGCGGGTTTTCGTTGACAAGTTCCATGCCCCCTTCAGATGCAATCTCTGTTCCATCATAGCGCACGGTCCGCACCCGTCGCCGCAGACCAGCACGACCCTGCATCGAGCTTCCGAGCGCCCGCGTGCACGAACCTCGGCCCGGTATGCCGCCTCGGCGCCGGTGAGGTCATGGGGCACCCAGTAGGCGCCCGTGCCGACGCAACCAGCGGTTGGTGTAGCGCTCACCCGAATGCCCGTTGATCCTCAGGTAGTGGGCGTATCCGGTGCTGGACCGGATCGAGACATACACTGACGAGCCGTCATAGAGTTCCCACTTCTGCCCGGGCACGATCTCCTGCACATCCACGGTCAGGCGATCCCACGCGGCCCGGGCGAACACGCCAGCAGCGAAGCAGGCCAGGCACCCTATGCTGAAGGCCAGCGGAGTCACGGTCCCTCCCCCCGCCTCAACCGCACCACCACATCCGCCCGAGACTCCCCCTCCCTCCGGTGCGGCTCCCACAGCTCGGCCCACTCGTCCTCGCTCACCCTGATCGCGACGCCATCGCGCCGGTTCTGGGCCTTGGGGCGGGGGGTGCCTGTGGGGCGCCCGAGTTTGGTGGTGGTGGCCCGTGCCAGCGGGGTCAACTCCGACACGTGGCACTCATCCTCCATGTGCATCCACACGGCGGAGCTATCTGAATCGCCGGGGTCGATCACGGTGAACGAGGCGGTCTCACCAGTGATTGCAGTGACCTGTACGAGCGTGTTCCCGTCCTTCCAATGCATACCTCGATCCGGTTCCGCCATCGTCTCATCTCCTCGCCCCATCCTCAGGAGCACCCCGCATCATCGCAGCGGGCGGGCAGGCTGAATGCCTGTGCCGGGGCGTTGTGGCCGCCCCGTTGCCGTCAGAGGCGCCCACTATTGGCGACGACGAGGGCGAGCACGGTCTCCGCCTCTTGCTCATCCTCGGCGGCGAAGACTGCCCCGTCGACGTCGACCACGACGATCACGGTTCTGCCGTAGCGGTTCGCGCGGTGCTCGATTCTCGGTTCGTTCGACATGGCTTCTCCCTTCTTGTGACTTCACTTTAAGGTGCCCCACATTAAAGCGCCACACATTTATTCAATCAGGGCGAAAATAGATCAGAGCACGCCCGCCAACCGCTGCAAAACCCCCACATCAACCTCCACCGTAGACGCCCTCCGACCACAGGCCAGGCACACACGATGCCGCCAAATCCACCCGTCGGGAGCCAGCACGTCGCACAGGCGCTTGATCACTGAGGGAATCCAGCCCTTGGACCGGTGGTCGCGCGTGTCCTTGACCGTGGTTTCGCCGTTACACCAGTGACATGTCATCCTTCGTCCGGCCCCGTCGGCACCTCGAGGTACGTCTTCACCGGCTTCGTGCGGAGGTCCGCCAGCGCTTCACCCAGAGCGTCGCCAACGCGGAGGAGGGCGATCTCGGTGCGCAGTTCGGCGTTCTCCCGGTACAGGTCGAGCCAGTCGAGGCACACATCCTCAGCGAATCCGACACCGACGAAGGCGTCGACCTGCTCGCGTGTCAGTCGTCGGTCACCCATCGGCCTTGCCTCCGTGTTCGGCGAGGGCGGCACGAGCCTGTCTGCCCGGCATCTTTTGATAGTGGTTCGGGCTCTCGTGGTCATCGCTCATGTCGTCGATGAACGCACCACACGGGGGGGCACCGAATATGGTGATGGCGTGGTAGTTATCCGCGTTGGCGTAGAAATCCAGAGCCGCCCGCAGTCCGGCGACCTCGGCGCGGAGGGTGTCCCGCTCGTTCATCGCCTCGTCAGTCATGCGCGCGAGCCGAGCCTGGCTGTCGACGGCCTGGGCACGCTCGGCCTCGGCCGTGGTCGCGCGCTCGTGCCAGTGGACGACGGAGCGGGCGAGGTCGGGGGCAGCGGCCCACAGTGCCGCGTCATACCGGGCACGCTTGGAGTCGAGGTCGCTCTGGGTCGAACCGGCGATGACGATGGTGCGCTGCTTGAACAGCTTGGACGCGTCGACGACAGACAACTCCCAGCGGAAGCCGCCGTCGGACTCGTCGATGCGCTGGACGTCGTACTCGCCGGGGGTTGCTGCATCCCGCAGCGCCCGCGCTTCCGCGCCCGTGTAGATTTTCGGCATGGTCATGGCTTCTCCTTCGTCTCGACGCCCTCGCCAATCCCCAGCGACACGGCCAGGGCGAGGATGTCGCGGGCGTCTTGTTCGGTGTAGGGGCCGGCGTGCATCCGGTGGTTCTTTTTGATCATGTAGCCGGTGACCTCTTGGATGCGGGCCAGCAGCAGCCAGAGGCCGGGGAGGACGGGGGCGTCGTTGAGCCAGATGGGGAGGGTCCTCGTTCGCGTGTGCCGCTGCACGACGTGTCTGTAGTCCGCCCTACACACGTAGCGGCTACTCGTTTGCCCCGTCGGCGCTGACGACCATCGTGTGCCGGCGTCGCACTCTCGGCACTCTGGCTTCGGTCCGATAATCGTGTGCACCGGCGGGACGAACCCACAAGGCCCGCCGTCGAGCAGGCTGGCGTGGTCGGGATGCGGAACCAGGAGTAGGGTCGTCATAGGTTTCCTCCGTTTCTCAGCGTGATCCCGTCCCACAACACGGACACCCACCGTCGCCGTCGAGCAGCCGTCAACGCCTCCCGGACCATCTCTGCCGAGACCTTCTCGCCGTGCACCAACTCGTCCACGGTCAGTACGGCGAACGCCTCGCTATCCGTCTCCCGCAACTGGGTGAGCAGCCGTTGTCGGCGTCGCTCGTGTGTAGCTGGCAGGTAGTGGCGCTCGAAGTCGTCGATGCTCCGGATCTTCATGACTCCTCCAGATTGTACGGGCTCGCCTCACGCTCCCACGTCCCCCACGCCACCCGACCCACAGCGCCGGTCTCGACGTGCTCGTAGATGGCCCGGTGTGCGCCTCGGCCGAGGTAGCGGACTCGGTGGCCGCGCCAGAAGTAGATCATGTGTCGCTCCTGTAGCCGTCGTCTCCCCGTTCCCGTCGACCGTCTTCCCCTTTCTCTGGGCACAGCCGGTCCTTCGGGTATCCGTCGCAGTCTGGGCACTCGACCTCTCCGCTCCCCTCGCATTCCGCGCACTCATCATCGTCGGTGCCGTAACAACAGAAGCACTCTGTGTACCCGATGTCACAGTCACAGTCGTCGTAGTGTATTCGTCTCACGATTCCCTCCCACTCGAGTTGATCACCACCACCGCCAGCACCGGCACCCACACCGGAGCCGTCGCGATGGTCCCGGCGGCGAATCCGACCAGGATGGTGGACTTGACCCAGATGGGGGCGGTGTTTATGGCGAGTTCTGCGATGAAGCGGGTCATTGTGCAGCCTCGTGATCTCGCAGTTTCGTGAACTTCATGTAGAGCCCGATCGTGTCGTCAAGGAATTCGGTGTCTTCTCCTTCCGCAGCATCCTCGTCTCGATCATTCTCGACCTCCTTGAAGTGGCGATCGAACCACGCCCAGAACCACGCCGGTGTCCATGCCGATTCAGCGCCACTGACTCCGGGCGTGACGCCGGCAGCGATGATGTGCCGGCGCTCCATTACGTCGCCCTCGTCATTCTGCGCGATTGCCTGCGCTGCGGTGCAGACCGTGCACCAGCGGAATGCCTCCAGGTCGTCGAACTCGCTCGACTTCTCGGTTCGGGATCGGCCGCGTGTGCCGGCCTTGATCTCCTGCTGGCACGAATGGCACTTGTGCACCTTGCGGAAGGTCACGATCTTGTCGCGGAACACCCTCAGCGGCAGGTCGTAGTTGCCCCACGGTTCCTCGTGTAGCGCTTCGTTCAGGTCGATCATCTCTCCGCCCTCCGCTCTCGAAAAAACACGCCCTCGACCGCGACCACCGCAGCCAGGCATCGCCTCCACGCGCCCATCACGAGCCTGTCTGTGGCTCGGCGGATGCGGCGGGTCATTTGGTGCGCCCGGGATCGCTCACCACGTCGAACCCATGCGCCCTCAGGTGCATGTCCACCCGTTCTTCCATCGCCGATCTCTGCTTCATCGGCTTGAAGATCAGGCTGCATCCGGTAATGCGGCAGTCGGCCCGCCACCTGATACGGATGACAGCCTGCCCGTCGTGGCGGTACATGAACGCCACGGTGCGCCGGCTGAGCGGTGAATCCCCGGGCGTGTCCACGTCAGCGAGCCACCGCCACGTCTCGCCCGCCTCGCTGTCTGCTGCGGTGTCTGGGAGTCGTCCAGGTCGAAGGGCAATCATCACCCACGCTCCTCGCCGGCCGCCGCGGTCTGCTTCGTTGGGTTCGGTTGTGAACGCGAGACGGCCCCACTTCCTGTCGGTGGCGAGGAGGCACTCTTCCATCTGGTACAGCCTGTGCGTGGTGTGTGACGGGCAGTCACGGTGCCTGCACGACTGGCCCGCCGCAGAAGGGATCCCCACCCTGTCGAACACCTTGTGCCCGATGGCGATGGCCCGGTCGTGCTCCTCGCACTTGCCCTTCCAGTAGTCGCGGTCATCGATCAACTCCTGCACCCCGGCCACCGCAGAATCCCCGCCGATATCCTGGGCCGCGAGCAGGGCGCGGATCTGGTCGAGTTGCTCACGATCTGTCGGCTGCGGTGGTCCCGGTTGCGCCGGCAACACCCAGTCTTTGTACTTCTCCAGCATGTGCTCGGACTCACCAGACGTCACCACGTCGATGTAGTCATCGGGCGAGATGAATATGAAGTTGTGACTGTCGAGCATGAACACAAGACGCATTCCGTCTTCGGCCCACTTCACGAGGCAGACGGTGTTGGCGAACGGCTCGCCGCCGGTCGAACTCCACACCGCCCAGTGGTACGGCCTGATGTTGCGCGCGAGGATCCGATGGGTCGTTGGCTTAGTCATCTTTCACCTCGGCCGCGTCGACGGGGGGAAGCGTCTCGGGAGGTACGCCCTCACCGCTGATCATCTTCTTCAACCTCCGAGCGTGCGAACTCAGCACCTGCGCCCGCGCGAGTTTCGACTCAGCGGACTGCCTCACGCACCGGCCGGAATGAGCCTCTTCCCGCAGAGCGGAGGCGGCATCGAACGACGACAGCGCCAGTTCCTTGACGGCGCGGACGAGGACCGCGTGTTGTTTCGCGATGTCGCCCAGCGCCATGATTCGGCCAGCCGTCGTCAGTCTCTGGACCTGTGATCCGTGGGCCGCGAACATGCTGCCAGCGTCGACCAGTGTGGGCGCGTTGGCGCTGTCGAGCGCTCTCTTGATCTCGTCCGCCTCAGACTCGGCTGGCGAGCGCGGGCGCTCATATGCCTCGTCGACGAACGGGAGGCGCTTTGCATCCACGCAGTCCTCTGCCGGCGCGGCTTCGGGTGCGGGGTCGGCGGGCTTGGCCTGCTCCACGGGCGCGGGGGCGAGGTCGGCGAGGGTTCGCTGCGGACACATTTCGTCGAACGATTCAAACTCGTCTTCCATGCAACCACACAACTCCCTCCAGTGCACAGGGCGGTCACTGGCGTCATCCTCTCGCGCCTCGTCAGCGAGCCGACCAATCGCTCTGCGGGCATCCACTGCAGCCTGTAGCGCCCTCGCCGCCGCGTGCAGCCCACCGTCTGCGGCGGGGGTGTGGCGCTGGTTCCAATGGTGGCGCGTGCTCGATGTGTGCGGCCCCCTCGCGTGACACCGGACACACACGACCGGCTCAGTGTTGTTGATGTAGTTCGGGCGCTTGTCGTCGCACCACGGGCACGGCAGCAACCCGTCCGCGTTCGACTCCGGCACAGCCAGCAGCACATCAGCCGCCGCCACAACCTCATCCCGCGCCCGCTCCCACCCGGCCCACTCGTCCGGTTGGTTCGTGTTGAGGTTGCTGACGTCTTCGAGCAGGTCTCGGGCCTGACTCAGTAGGTCAATCGCGCTCATGTTCGCGGCCGTCACTTCGACACCTCCCGCAGCGCCGCAAGTTCCCGCTCGACGCTCCGCATGTCAGCCAGCAGTCGCCGCGAGCCATCCAGCCCCACAGTCACCTCCGCACACGCAGCCCTCAGCGCCGGCCGAAGTTCACCCCGTTCGACCTGGAGCAGGTGCAGCGCCCGGTCGATGCAGCCGCCCGGGGTCTTGGTGGCGTGCGCCATCTTGATGGCTGTGATCAGCCGGGTGGCCAGCGCGTGCGGTCTTTCCGGCCACTTGCTGACACCCAGCGCCCAGGCTGCTCGGTCGAGCATGCCCGCCAGGCTGTGCAGGGCCAGCTGGGCGTCTCGGTGGGAGTCGGTCTCGAAGAGCTCGCAGACGGCCTGGGCGAGACAGGCCTCACCCTCGGCCCTGGACTCGGCGGCGATCTCGAGCTCGGTGATGCGGGCGCGGAGGCGGAGCACCTCCATCTCGTCCACCGTGGCGCCTGGCATCGGGTGGCCGGCAGCTCGCCATGCCCAGAGCGCCCCCTCCATCGCGCTGCCGTCGTCGCGGGCATCCTGGGTCATCTGGTAGCAGTTCACCAGCGGCTCGTCTTCGTCGAGGTCGAGATCCCGGAGCACGGTGAGCATCTCGATGCCGGTGTGCGGGCGGGCCAGGCTGCAGTCCTCATCGTGCCCGCACTCCCCGCAGTGCTCACACTCCTTGCAGACCTGGTGAGGGTGTGGCTCGAGTGACTCGCCAGCCCCGCACTCCCACTTCTCGCACTCCTCACACTGGTCATCGACGTCGTAGCCCTCGCCCTTGTCGCGGTCGGGCTCCTCGTCGCCAACCTGGACACCGAGCGCCGCCGCTTCTGCCTTGATGGCGGAGACCCCGTCGGCGGGCGATCGGTAGATCCATCCAGGACATGACGGTGCGTCAATGGCGGGCATCCCGGTGTTGAAGTCCCGGTTCTTTCGGCACCATACGGCTACTTCGTCCGGGAAGTTGACCACAAGGGCGCACGAGAACGGATGGGAGTTGGTGTTGTTTCCACAGGTCCAGCAGTTGGCGTTGTCCGTGCACGGCTCCCCGTCGCACCCCGGCCCCTCGGCGTGACAGCCGGCGCAGTCGCTCTCTTCGGATGGCGATCTCGGCTCATCCAGCCCAGCCATGTGCCGGAGTCGCATCATCGCCGCCGCCACGTCCGGCGTGCTCGCGTTGACGTGCAGGGCGATGGTGGTTGGGTCGGTGAGCAGCGCGGCCCGCGCACGCTCCAGGTGCTGCTTCGCGCCCTCTTCGCTCTCCACCGAGTTCCGTAGCATCGCGATGTGCTCGATGATCTCGTCGTCGTCCGTGGCGGTCGCGACTGCGATGTCCTCGGCGTCGTAGGTGGCGATGGTCTCGATGACTCGGCGGCGGAAGTATGCGAGCCCGTCGATTCTCTTGGCCGCAGCGTCCATGAGCGCCGTGTCCTGGAGGTCGGTGATCTCGCCGGTTCTGTTGCGCAGCCGTTCCTGCAGTGTCGTGGTCTTGGTGGTAGTCAAGCTGCCTCCTCACGCCGCAGATACGCGGCAAATGCGACCGGCTCACCAAACGCAAGCCAGCCAGGGTCGATGTCGTAGTGGGTCGCGAAGATGTCGATGTGGTGCAGGTGCGCCAGCGTCCGGCCGCTCGCCAGGCGCCGGCACTGCCGCCCCGAGATGTCCACGCCGGCGATCTGCAGCCGTCGGGCCAGGGCTGTCGGGTTGTCGTCGGTGATCTCGAGGATGGTGCGGAGGTTGGCGGGGAAGCGGTCGTAGATGGGGGTGGGCATCAGGAGGATCGCTTCTTCTCGATCAGCGTGAAACCGACTCCCATCTCGGTGACCTTGCCGTTGATGACGCGGTAGCCGGAGTGGTGGTCACCACCTTCCCAGGTGAGCATGAGGTCGGCAGCACCAAGCGTCTCGCTGAGGACTTCGACGAGCACACCGTCAGAGCGCCCACTCCCCTCTCCGTACCATCCAATCCTCTCGATCACGAAGTATCCGGGCAGATCCCTGGACTCGCGAACAGCGGAATCGTCGGTCAGGAAGGTGTCTTCCGGAGTGTCGTCTGCGTGCTTCACGGCAAGCGCGGAACGAACACCCGCCGCGATAAGTAGCCGGCCGGTTGTGAGGTGCTCGATGTTGTCTATGTTGTAGGACACAGTGCCTCCTCAGAATGGAACGTCGCTGTCGACCAGTTGCACCACCTGCCCAGCCGTCATGGCTGCCGGTTCCTCAACGCGCTCAGCGGCCTCGCCCAGCGCGAACCCCACGAACACGCTCCGCTCCCGCGACTCCGCCCAGCACAGCCGCAGCCGGTCCTGCGCCCGCGTCATCGCCACATAGAACAGGCGGAGCGCCTCCTCGTACCCGGGCCCCTTCTCCGCTGCGGCCTTCTCGCCGGGCCAGGGGCGGCGCCCGCTGGTCTCGCAGCCGAGCACCCACACGCAGGGCCACTGGAGGCCCTTGGCGCCGTGCACAGTCGCCAGGGTCACCTCGTCGGGCGCCTCTTCGTCGACGGGCTCCCGGGGGCCGAGTTCGCGGGCGGAGAAGGCGTCGAGGAACATCTTGACCGTGAAGAGGCCGGCGCCGGGCTCAGTGATCCTCCCAGCATCCCACTCGTCGACGGCATCGCCGAAGCGCGCCACGTCGCGCGCCTTGTTGATCAGGTGCAGGTCGGCCTCGAGGATGTGCCCGAGCGCGTTGCAGATCTCGTCGGCGGCGACCTCGTCGTCGCAGTTCGTCACCATGTCGCGGGCGGCTACCAACTCCGCGAGCAGCTTTCTGCCCGCCCCGCCGACGATGTCCACCGCGCAGTCCAGCACCGTCCCACCCTTCATCGCAGCCAGCTTGATCCGGCTCATCTCCCCCGTGCTCACCCGCGGCGAGAAGGCATTGAGGCTCAGCCACAGCGCGATGTGGTCGTGCGGGTTGACGACGACGCGCAAGCAGTTGACCGCCCAGCGCGCGGCATCGCTCGCCCACACGTCCGGCGTGCGCTTGGCGACGCGGTAGGGGATGCCCCGGGCCTCCAGGGTCTCGGCGAGCTGCTCGAGCTGGCGCCAGGTGGGGGCGAGGGCGGCCATGTCGCGCCACTCGTTCGGGTAGCCGTGGGCCGCCTGGATGTCGGAGGCGATGAATGCCAGCGTCTCGCCGCGCTCCCGCCCGTAGATCTCGGCGATGGCGTGGCGGTCGGCGTCGTCAGGTGGCCGGCCCGCCTCCTGCTCCAGCCCCGGCACCGCCATCTCCCGGCCGACTCGGGTGGCAGCTGCGACGATGGGCGGGCGTGAGCGCCAGTTCACCGGCATGACGATGCGCTCCCAGTCGGGGCGGTTCGACAGCTCGACCGACTGGCCGGTGGCGCCTCTGAACGTGTAGATCCGCTGGCTCGGGTCGCTCACCATGTAGAGGTTGGGCGGCGCCAGCGTCGCAAAGATCTTGTGCTGGTCGTCGCTCAGGTCCTGGCTCTCATCAACCAGCACGTGCCGCCAGCGTGCCCGCAGTTGCGCCGCGATCTTGGGCCGGCTGAGCAGCCCGAGGAAGGCCTGCTCCATCCCGTCGTAAGTGACCGCCTGAGCCTCCCGCAGCATCTTCTGCACCCGGTCGATGACGTCCTGCTTCTTCCTGAGCGACCGCGCCGTCGTGACCTGCCCCCGCTTCTTCTTCGCTCCGGGGGCCGGCACCACGCCCATCTCCCGGCCGGCGTACAGGTAGAGGTCGTCTTCGTCGCGCTCGTCGTAGATGCTGAAGCACTCGTGCATGCCGAGCACGTCGTGGTACTGGCGCATGAGCCGCACCGCGACGCTGTGGATGGTGCTGATCTGCATCTTCCGCGCCTTCCACTGCTGGCGCTGGGGGAGCAGGTCGGCGACGCGGTCCCGCATCTCGGCGGCGGCGGCGTTCGTGAAGGTGACCAACAACAATTCTTTCGGGTGGTGGTTGACCAGGAGGCGCTCGGCGCGCTGGGTGAGGACCGCGGTCTTTCCGGAGCCGGGGGCGGCGAGGACGGCGACGCGGGGGCCGCGTGTGGCGATGGCGAGAAGTTGCGTGGAGTGCAGACGCACTTCACGCACGGCAGCCGCCGCGGTAGGCTGTTGGGGCATCCTGACCTCTTCTACAGATTCGGGGTGCTGCCCCGGGACCTGCTCCAACAGGCCCGGGGCTTTGTTCATCTTGACACGTGTCGACATATTCAGCAAGCCTCAGGCCGCGCTCTTCGCGGATTCCGCAGACTCGGCCCCGAGCCAGTGCAGAGTCACCCCCTCACCCATCTCCCGCAGCTCCTCCATCTCCCACCCGATCAGCACATTCGCCAACCGATCCTCCTGGACCATCTTCGACAGCCCAGCGAGTGTGCGCACCCGATGGCTCGCCCCGATGATCTGGAAGTCATCGAGCACCACGGCCGGCCAGGGGCTACCGCTGAGTCGCGCGAACGCCACCGCCAGGGCCACGCCGACGAGCGCCCGCTGCGCCCCGCTCAGCGACCACCAGATGACGTACTTCTCCTTGGTGAGATGCCGAGCCGGCCACACCGCAGGATCGACGTAGGCGCCGAAGTCTCCCTCTCCCCGGATCTCCACCCGCAGACCAGCGCCGCACTCGTCGAGCAGCTCCTGGGCGGCGGCGCAGACTGGGACATAGGCAGCCCGTGCGACCTCGCTCTGCAGCTCCTTGAGCGCCCTGCCCAGCGCCTTGACCTGCTCGAAGCGCGCTACCGCGGCCTCGCGGTCGACGGTGAGCTGCTGCAGGTTGCGCTCGCGCTCCAGGTGGGTGATGTGCTGGGCGACGATCCAGTGGGCCGTGTCTTCGCCCGGGTCCTTCGAGTCGCCGAGCTGGGCGACCAGGGCGTCACGGGTGGCCTGCAGCGTCTCGTGGTCGCCGGTGAAGCCGGTTGCCGCACTGGAGCGCTCCGCCTCTCGCTGCTGGTGCCCCTGCAGGTTCTGCTCGGCGGTCACCAGCGCCACACTGGCGTTCTCCTGGCGCCTGGTGGCGTTGCTCTGGCTGCGCTCGGCCGCGTTGGTGCGGGCCTCCAGGGTGCGCACGGCCTCGAGCGCGTCGTTATGGGTCTTGTTGGCTGCGGCGTGACGCTCCTTCGTTTTGTCGCGCATGCGCTCCATCGTCGAGAGATAGGACGTGGCCCGCGTCATGTCAGCGGTTGCCTCATCGAGGCGCACGTGCGCGAACTTCAGGCGGCTCTCCAGCCCCAACGGGTCCGCCGCCCCGCAGTTCAAGCAGGTGCTGTCACCCTCGCCGTCGATGAGCGAGTCGAGCGCGGCGGTCTGCCCCTCGGCCTTGCCGAGCGCCGTGGCGGCTGCAGTCTTCTTCGAGTGCGCCGCCTGCACGGTCGCTTCCTTCTTCGTCAGCGCTTCGGCTTGGGCATCGAGCTCCGTCTTGGTGGTCTCGACGGTGGCCGCCCGGCCCGGCATCTGCGCCTTGATTGCCGTGTGGCCCTGGGTGATGGTCTTTAGTTCCCGCTCCGCCTCATCCGTCTCGGCCTGGGCAACGCCGACAGCCGTGACAAGCTGATCGGTAGTGGCCTGGCTGGACTCCTGGGCGCTGGCGGCCTGAGTGATGGTGGCCAGCTTCTTCTCGACGTCGGTGAGGTCGGTCTCGAGCGTCGCGACCTTGGAGCGCGCGGCGTCGAGGGTGCCGGTGGGCGGGGTCTCACCCATGGCTCCCTGGACCCGCTTCACGGCCGCCTCTACTTCCTTCCTCGTGTCGTTGGCCTTCTTCTGCCAACTGTCCTTGCTCCCGGAGCTGGGGACGATGCCGGTGGCTTCCAGGAGCCATGTGCCCACGTCCGCTCCCTCGAGCGGCTGCAACTCCACAAGCTCACGCAGCGCGTTCATGGGCGGCGGGTTCTTCGCGACGAAGACGTTTTCCATGTCGACGAGGACATCCGACTTCGACAGGTCCAGCCTCGTGCAGAGTCCGCTGAGCACACGGTCAGTCGTCCACTCGTCTGTGGCGCCGGCGACCTGCAGCACCTGATCGAAGAGCTTCTTACGCGCCGAGTCTCCGCTACGCGTGAAGTCGCTCAGGTCCCAGCGCACGGTGTGCTCACCGACGATGGCGGCGGCGCGTTCGTTCGCGGCATCCCAGCTCTTCTTCTGGCGCGGGCCGTCCTTGAGCCGGCGCGACAGGGGCGTGGTCTCCGACCAGTTGAGCTGTACGGTCACGTCGGGGCGGGGCCCGATGAAGTCGCGCTCGGTGTCGGTGTCGGTACTGGCGAGTCCGCGCAGCCCGGCGCTGACCATCAGCAGGATGATGCTCTTACCGCTTCCGCTCGGCGCCCCGAAGACGTCACAGCCTCCGAATTCCACCTTGCCTGTCCAACCCTTGAGCCCCTCTCGGCCGCGCGCCTCTGCGCTCACGAGCCGGTTCATGACGCATCCCGCATCTCAGCGAGGTACGCGCCCAACTGGGTCTCGTCCATCTGGTCGATCGAGATGCCGCTCAGGCCGGCGGAGTCCAGGCACGCGTCGATGGCGACGGGTCCGTGCTCGTCGAGCAGTCGGCCCTCCATCTGCACACACTCTTCGCGGAGGTCGGCGTGGGGATCCTCGTCGTTGGTGGGTTCGGGCTTCGGCTCGGGGGCCGGCTCCGGCTTCTTAGCTGCCTTCTTGGGGGCCTCGGCGGCGGTGGTCTCGACGGGGACGGGTTCGGGCTTCTGCTCGTCGGGTGCGCCGTTGGGCAGGTCCTCTTCCAGGTCTTCGGTGAGCTGGCGGGACTCGGGCGCGGCCTCTTCGAAGTCGACCTCGCGCGTGATGTCGACCACGTCGCCGCGGATGATCTGGTCGACGCCGTCCACCTCGGAAGCGCTCGCCAGCATCTCGACCATCTCCTCGAGCTCAGCCTGGCCCCGACGCTCCACCCAGGTGACGGTGGCGATGTCGATGTAGGCGGGGCTCACCACCTTCCATTTCTTGTCGCCGACGACCTCGTCGCGCTCGGCGATCTTGACGCCCTCGACCTTTCCTTCGCCCTGGATGAACACGTCCTGGAGCAGGTCTCCGTACACCCAGGTCTTGCGCGTGACCGGGTTGTGGTCGGCAGCGAGCCGTTCGGCCTTACTGCATGCCCGCTGGCGGATGGTCGCGCTCTGGTTCTGGAAGGTCGAGAAGCACTCCCGGACAGCAGGGCTCCCCATGTTGGCGCAGATGTTGGCGTAGGGCGGCGTCAGTGGGATGACCGCCCAGCCTCGCAGCTTGCCATCCTTCTTGTCGGCGTCGACGTCGTCGTCGCTGAGGATCTGCATCACGTCGGTGCGCTCGTCGAGGTCCTTGTCACCGAGCAGCGCCTGCCGCAGGATGTGCTCGGCGTCCTGGGTGATGGTCTGGACGCTGGCGGTGAGCGTGCTCGACTCGGGGTTGCGCGTGATGCAGACGGCCGTGGCCTTGACGTGCCGGATGAGCGAGGTGCCGGGGTAGTATTCGACGCGCGGATTGGCGACGAGCGGGGCGACGCCGGTGACCGGGTCGACCTGGTCGAGGTCGCGGATCGTCGGGGGGCAGGTCAGCGTCCCGCCAATGGCCTCCACCAGCTTCATGTAGCCGGGCTGGAAGGGCTGGACCTTCGTGTCGTTCTTGATCGCTCGCGGGTCGCAGGCGCAGTAGAGGTCGGTCCCGAAGTGCAGGCGAACGGTCGTGGGCACGGCGATCATGAAGCCAGCATCGTCCGTCCGGACGGCGACGTGGTTCTTGCTGAGCACTCGGAGACCGTTGTCTCGGTGCAGGTCGAGGGCGTGAGTTGTCATGGCGTTGTGTCCTTTTCGGTTGTGGAATCCTCGGAGCCCCGCCAACCATGGGCAGGACTCGCCCCAGCGGGGTCCGAGGACAGGTGCATCCCCGCAGCCAGAGCGGCAGCGAGGAAGATGATGAAGGCGGCGGAGGGCCACTGGTTCAGGAAGGTCGGGTGTGGGCTAAGCGGCATGGGAGGCCTCGCAGCTCGTGCAGTTGTTGTTCTTGCTCCAGGGCGCCCCGCAGTCGCTGCAGGTCTTGCCCGAGCCCTCGCAGTCCTCGCACTCGATGCGGCGCGGCACGAACTGGCCGGTGCGGCGGTCGAAGCGGTAGCGCAGCTCGCCGTCGCCGGTCTCGGCGTGGAGCCAGCCGGCGCCGTCGCAGTTCCAGCAGGGCTCTGGGGTCATGGGGATGCCTTGGAGAGCGCTTCACAGTGTGCGAGTCGGGGCCAGTAACCAAGTTCGTCTCTGATGAAGTCTCGCTTGGCGACACGCCTTCGGATTTGTCTGCGCACGCGGCGCCGAAAGCTAAGATGCCCACCAATGGTGAGCCCGTCACCGAAGATTAGCGCACACCAGTCGCGAAGTTCGCCGCACACGTCGTGATCGTCGCGCACGATGGCATCGATCCTGTCGCTGATCTCTGCGTCAGTCACGGCGACACCCCCACATTCTCACCAGCCCACGGCACAGGCTCGGCCCGGTGGATGGCGGTGAGGACGACGATGATAGCCAGGAGCCCCATCGCCCCAGCGACGGCGGCGAGGTAGGCGAGGCGCCCGACCTGGCGGTCGTGACTGGGCGGGGGGACTCGCTCGGGGCCGAGGTCGGCGGTGACGACGTCGAGGATGTGGCGGGGGCGGGGCGGGGTCATTTCGTCGTCTCGATGCACGGCGTCGGGAACCTGTCGATGTCATTCTGCATCTCGATCGCGCTCGCGATTCTGCCGAGCCGCTTAGCGAGGATGATGCCGATCAGCGACAGGTGGAGCGAGATGATGACCAGGAGGAACGCGATGAGTCTGCTCACGGTGTCACCTGAGCAAGGGCGCTGGCGAGGATGAAGCGGTCATCGTCGGTGGTCTCGCCGCGTATATGCGCCGCGACGATCTCATCGAGTGCGACGGTTACGGACATCGCGCCGTGCACGTTCCTGCCGCTGGCGACCCACTCGATGACACGCTGCATCGCGTACCGCAGAGCGAAGCCGAACCCCACGCCCTCTGCGACGTCGACCTTGACGTCGGCGCTCTTCACGTGCCAGTGCTCGGTCCCGATGCACGTCAGCACCTTGATGTTCCCGCAGGCGTTCTCAGGCCCGAGCGCGATGGCGGGCATTCCCTCGTAGATGCAGGGGACGCATCGCGCGGTGATCGGAATCGCCGGCATGATGTCCAGCCAGGTTTCGGTGGTTGCCATCGGGTCGCTCCTTGTTACGCTCAATGATATGCCACGTATCGGGACTAACCGCAAGCTACTTGAGCGAAAAAGATTAGTGAGCATGTAGACATGCAGGAAATCCGCGACGTTCTCATCGACGGCAGAAAATATATCGGCGCTGGGCTTGCACATGTTAACCGAGCCGAGTACGCTCAGTGGCGAGGTGAAGATGAAACTCTCCGTAGCCGTGAAGACCTACCGACTGTCGGCGGGGCTGACCCAGCAGCAACTCGCGACCGCCGCCGACCTGGCCGTCCCGCACATCTCGCGGATCGAGAACGGACGCGTCCGAGCGATGGGCCTCGACGTGCTCAAGCGGTTGGCTGTGGCGCTCAAAGTGGAGCCGGGCGTGTTGGCGTCGTGCGAACTGGACGGGGTGGCGTGATGGCTGGGAAAAAGACAATACAGCCGAGAGATGCCTACCACGCAAGAGCGCTGGAAAAATCAAGGGCAGGGTATGCGCTTCGGCGGGCACGCGTACCTCCTCCCACCGAATGTGCTGCGTGTGGGCTCCCGCAGGGCGAAAAGAAGAACGGAGCGCTGCTGGTCGCGATGCATCACCACGATTATTCAAAGCCGCTTGATGTCGTCGGCCTGTGCCCGAAGTGTCATTCACGGGTCCATGCTGGGACAATTCCTGACCCAGCCACGGGTGAGCGATGTCGCTACATCACGGTCGGCAAGAACAGAACGAACTCGCCACTTCACAACGACCCAGCGGCCGGCGAACGCTGATGCCCGCCGTCCACCCCTTCACGCTCGACGACGCGATCAGGGTCGGCAAGACGTCCAGGCCCGCCCTCGCCGCAGCCATCGGCGTCGGCCCACACACGATCGATACCTGGGCGAGCATCGCAGACTGCCACATCGCGACCAGCTACCCCACCGTCGTCCACCTCGACGCCATCCGCGTCCACTGCCGCCTGAGCGCTGGCAGGACCGCTGGGCTGGCCTTGTGGTTCGCGAACCGGCTCAGGCTGTCGGCAAAATGACAACTAAGGAGTCCGCCATGTACGACACAGTCGAAACCATCGATCAGGTAGACGACTTCATCGAGGGCATCTTCGGCGAGGGACGCGTCATCAAGCACGCGGTCACGGCCGACTTCACAGATCGCATCCTGCCCGTCATGCTCTGCGAGGGCAGCGGGTGGGGCACGAGCAAGCGCGAAGAGGTCAACTGCCCCGAATGCATCGCGCTTCTCGACGGTGCCGAATGACTTTCCCGCGGGCCCACCCGAACCCTCATCGTGGCGACCTGAACAAGGCGCCGGTGGTGGATGCAGCGGCCGGGTGGCCCGCGGACGACGTTGCCAACCCGCATCCCGCGGCGCGGCATTCAACAGGTCGGCGCTCCCGTTTTGGGCGCCGGTCATATCGAGTGGGAGACCCTCCGGCGCCCGGCACTTTGGCGAGTAATCCCGGGCGCCACCCTCTCGAGACTGCCAGCCGGCTCCTTGGGAGCGCAGACTCGCGCACCGGGACCACACATCAAGCCGGCTGGCACCCCTTCCCCGAGTCCAGGCCCGCGCGCCCATTTACACCGGGAGGCCCCGTGCCCGCGGGGTGTGCGTGGGTCTGGGGCTTCGGGCATCTGGAGATGAGATGATCGACTGCCCAGCACTACACCACCAGAGCGACAGCTACCCGGACCGCTTCAAGGGCCGCGTGCCCCTCCGCGTCCGCATGCTCCGCACAGTCGGCCCGGACTTCTGCTTCCTCGCCCCCAACATCGAACCCGCCCAGCGCGGCGTCGAGTACCCGGCGTGGACCAACAGCCACGGCGCTGTCTGCCGCGCCGTCGACGGAAAGGCGGATCTGGGCCTCAAGCCGGACGAGTTCGAGGTCACCGCCTGGCTGGAGCGCGACGGCGACGGGTGGCGGGAGGTGGACGCTGGCAGCATGCCGATTGCCAAGCTGATGCTCAACGGAACAGCGATGAGCCCGGACAATAAGCGCGCCGGTGAGCGCCTCCTGTCCGAGTGTGAAGTCGCGGAGGTGTTCAGCCAGGAGGGCGACTTCGAGGCGATTCGGAGCGCGGAGCGGTGGCTCCGTGAGCGCGGGATGAAGACAGGCGCGGGCTGTGTTGGTTGCCCGACTGCGATCGCGATGGACGGCGACACCTTCGTCGGCTCGTCGAAGTGGCGGAACCTCTACCCGGAGACCATCTACACGCTGCCCGGGTGCATCACTGGGGAGCGCCGCAATGGGCCTGTGGTGGTGTGGCTGCGACCAGGGACGGTGACGAGATGAGCAAGCGCGCCACCGGCACCAAGGAATGGTCCAGCAAGAGCGCCAACGTCATCAGCGGGTGCGGAAACGGCTGCCTCTACTGCTACGCGAATTCGACCGCCGCCCGCTACGGCCGGGTCGGACCTGGCGGCTGGCAGGACGAGGTCCCAGGTGGAAACGCGCTCGGCAGGGAGCCTCGCAAAGTCAATGGCGTCGTCATGTTCCCGACCACCCATGACATCACGCCCGCGAACCTGCCGACCACGAAGCGGGCGCTCACCGGACTCCTGGAGGCCGGTAACAGCGTGCTCATCGTGAGCAAGCCGCATCTCGACGTCATCCAGGAACTGTGCCGCGACCTCACCGAACACCGGGACAGGATGCTCTTCCGGTTCAGCATCGGGACGGGACGGCAGCGCACGCTCGACTTCCTGGAGCCTGGGGCGCCGCCGTTCGAGGAGCGATACCAGGCCCTCGGTCACGCGTCCCGTGCAGGCTTCCTGACCAGTGTGTCGATGGAGCCGCTACTGGAGCCCGATGAGGGACAGGTGGTGCAGCTGGTTGAGGTGCTGGCTCCACTTGTCAACGAGTCCATCTGGATCGGCAAGCTGAACAAGGCAGAGCGCCGGATCCGGAACAACGGGCACTGGAGTGAGAAGGCAGCCAAGACCGTCCACATCATCGAAGACAGCCAGAGCGACGAGCGGATCCGGAGCCTGTTCGAGCGGCTCAGGAATCACCCGTTGGTCCGGTGGAAGGAGTCGATCAAGGATGTCGTCGGGATCGATGCGACGGCGGGATCTGATGAAGCATGGACGGGTGCGGCATGACCACCGATCGCCTACTCGCCCGCCTCACCGCCCACGTCGTCGACGTCTGCGGCTGCAACCTCATCCCCGTGCGCATCGAGGTGACCGACGTGCTCGTCTACGCCCACTTCCACGCCTGGGACCAGCGGACGCACAAGAGCGGGGAGATCGAGGAGAGCGGGTACAACATCGAGGCGGCGCTGCGGAAGGCTGTGGCAGCGTTCGACGGTTGGTTGGCAGACGTGAGAGGAGACCAGCATGGGTAGGTGCCTGATCCGACTCGACGACAGCGACGGCGCGTGGTTCCTGGAGTGGTCCACAGTTGTGGACGCCCCGGCAACCTACGGGCTCCGCTACGAGGACGCCTGCGAAGCGTGGGGCAAAGACCGTGTCGACAGGTGCGCAGACAACGGGACAACGTGGATGCACGAGCCCGCGCGCTACGGCGTCAGCGAAGTGACCGGCAATCGCGCTGGGTTCGAGGAATGCAACCTGACCAGTCTCGAGATCGTCGAGTGGTTCTGCCAGAAACAGGAGCCGGCCCCGGTCGAGTGTGGCTCGGCATGGCTCGGCGACGGAGACCCGCGCAACTTCGGCCACCCGGACGGGCACCTGTGGAAGCCGCACGGACCGGTGGAGCCCTGATGCCCCGCAACCGCCACCAATCCGGCTCCCGCGCCCTCTCCCTCGGCACCGCCTGGGAGGACATCATCGAGCAACACCTCACCGCCTGGCGCTCCCAGGGCCGCGTCCTGGACTTCACCCGCTACGGCATCCAGGCGAAGATGACCCGCTCCGGGCTCGTCGCCACCGGCACCATCGGCGTCCCCGACTTCGAGGCGCTCACCCCCGCCGCCAGCTTCCGCTTCGAAGCGAAGCACAGCAGCGCCGAACGCTGGAAGCTGTCCGAGGTGCAGCCCGCCCAGGCCGCGCGCCTGACCCGCTGGCATCGGCCTGAGGCCCGTTGCGTCGCCGGGGTGGCCTTGCGCTACGTCGTGCCGGCCCGGGGGCTCCAGCGGACGCTGTGGCTCGACTGGGGCTGGCTCGGGCCGAGGTGGGCGGCGTGGTCCGCGGGCGCGGCTGAGAAGGGGTGGGCGACGCTGGGGGTGGAGCAGGCGGAGGCGAGCGGGGTGCCGTGGAGTGTCGACGTTTTCGAGACAGGGAGATCAACATGATTCGTGGAGCCGACTCAGGAACGCCAGTCCGATACAAGGGCGTGGTTCACATCGTCAAAAGCAACCACCGGGTGAATACGTGGCCTTCGTCTGAGGGTCGAATCGTGGAACTCACACTCGCTTGCGGGATCATCATCCGCCCGTCGAAGGGTGAGCGCCCAAGCCGAAGGTACGACAAGAGCACTGGCTGCAAGGCATGCCACCGCTGGTTGGTTGTGGAGGGGTTCTGATGGACCTGACGACGACATCGCTCCTCCACGCCGAGGCCGACCTCCACACCTACGGCCAGACCCACGCCACTGACCGCAAGGGCATCGCCAAGCGCTTCCGCGCCCGCGGCCGTGCTGTCGACGCCTGGGTCCGCGCCGGCTGCCCTGACCTGCCCAGCGGCGCAGCGAAACCGGCGGTGATGCCGAAGGCGGTGTCGGAGGTCAACTGGGTGGGCGGGAAGGACTGGACGCCGGTGAACTTGGTCCTGGAGGTGGTCCGCACGACCGAACGGGGAGCGCTCCTGACTGACGGCACCAACGAAGGGTGGGCGCCCCGAGACTTCATCCAGGACGCGGACCGGAATCCGTGCAGTGTGCATGTCGGCGACGTCGGTGAGATGTACGTGCCGATGTGGTGTGCGCTCGAAGCGGGGTGGGCGTGATCTCCATCCGCCCCAGCCTCGGCCGTCGCACGTCCATCATGATCGTCATCCTCGGCGCCGCGTTCGGCATCGGCTGCTCATTCGGCTGGGGCGAGGATCGCTCCTGGGGGCCGAGCGTGGCTTTCGGCACTACCGAAGCGCTGCTCGTGTTCGGCTGGGGTTGGTGCGGCCGGGTGCCCCTGTCGTGGCGCCTGAACGACTACGAATACGAGGTGGAGCACGACGTCAGGCTGCGGACATCGACGGTCGGTGTCGCGTGGCTCGGACTCTACGTTGAGGGTGCGGAGGTGATGCGATGATATCCACCGCCCCAAACACCCTCGCCCGCCGCCTCCTCGCCGCCATCGTCCTCAGCCCCGGCTGCTGGACCACCGCCACCCTCGCAGCAGCCACCGACGCCCCGCGCTTCGACGCGAGCGACTACCGCGGCTGGGTGAACGCCAGGAAGGCGCACACGGTCAAGATCGGGCGCATCCTTGGACGCCTTGTCGAGGCTGGGCTACTGGAAAAGCAGCGCGGGCCACGTCTCGCGGAGTGGGCCAGGGTGAAGGTGGAGATGCTGCCCGGGGTAACCGCGTTCGTGCGTTCGCTTCGGCCGGTGATGTGCGGCGGTCTCGACTGGCCTGGCGACTACGCGACGGACGGTGACGACGGCATCGGCGCCATCGTGGAGCCAGACGCGGACGCGAACGCGGTGGCATTGGTGCGGTCGCTACTGGCGGCGCACGAGGCGGGAATCACCGACATGACCGCTCGAGAAGTGGTCGGGCGCAGGGCGCCTGGAGCACTGCGCAGGGCCTACCGCTGGCTCTGCGAGGAGGGTGTCATCGAGGCGCCGTCTCTGCGGTGGCCGACTCCGGCGGGCGTGGCGCTCGTCGAGGATGCTGAGACGAGGAGGACGGCGTGAAACACACGATCGATGGGCTACTCGCTGCGGTTGTGAAGCTCGAAAAACAGGCGGCCGAACAGGCTGATGAAGGCCCGGAATACGGCGACTCGATGGTGGTCTCGCTGGAGGTGACCACTGAAGGGGCGCGGGCGCTCGTGGATGGCGTGCGGCACGTCTGTGAGGGGTATGAACTGATTGCCCGAGTGCTATCTGCAGCGGAGGAGGCTGTGTGGTGCTCGGAGGCGTTCGGCGAAGACAGGATCCGAAAGCTGCGACTGGCGGTCGTCAGCTACAAGGCTGATTCCGCAAGCGCTGACGAGTCTGTCCAGTGAAGGCCACCCCATGCCTTGCCCCCACCGTCTCCGACTCCGGCCGCCCCTGCAAGCGCCCAGTCATCAAGATCCACGACCGCGACCGCTGCCCCGCACACGGAGGCCGCTACGTCCCCGCCATGGTCGCCGAGTTCTTCGGCGGCAAGTCGATGGCGGAGCTGGCGCGGTTCCACGGCGTGACGGTGGAGCACGTTGAGGAGGTGGTGCGGGAGTGGGGGAGGGGGCTACAGTGAGCGTCGATATCCGAACTGGACACGTTTTGGAGGTGCTCGCCAGTTTCGGTGACGGCACCGCCCAGACGTGTGTCACCTCGCCTCCCTACTGGGGACTCCGCGACTACGGCACCGAGCCAGTCCTCTGGCCCAGGATCGACTTCGCGCCGGCACCCGGGCTCCCTGAGCTCACGATCCCAGCCGAGACCGCAAGCCTCGGGCTGGAGCGCGACCCGTGGGCCTTCGTGGGCCACATGGTGCTGGTGTTCCGGGAGGTCCGGCGCGTACTCGCTGACGACGGGACTCTTTGGCTCAACATGGGCGACAGCTACGCGAACCGACCCCACGGCGCACCTGACGCGACATCGGTGTGCCCGAAAGGTGGGCCGGGTCGGACGCGACGATCCCGCCCGAACAGGCGGCGCGACCTCGGCCACCTGAAGCACAAGGACATGGTCGGGATGCCCTGGCGCCTCGCCCTGGCGCTCCAGGCTGACGGGTGGACGCTGCGAAGCGAGATCATCTGGCACAAGCCCAACGGACTCCCTGAGAACGTGAGGGACAGGCCGACGAAGGTGCATGAGCAAATCTTCCTCCTGACGAATGGTCCGCGCTACTACTTCGACCAGGACGCAGTCAGGGAGCGCTCATCCGGGACGGCCCACGCTCGCGGCTCAGGTGTCCATCCGAAGGCAGCCAGTGAGGGATCTGGGGTCAGGGCGAACGAGTCTTTCTGTTCGGCTGTCCGCGGTCTCGTCGACACCCGAAACGTCCGGACGGTCTGGAAGATGCAGCCAGGCAAGGTGCCAGAAGCGCACTTCGCGACGTTCCCGCCGGAACTGCCGGAGCGCTGCATCCGGGCCGGGTCTGCCGCGGATGATGTCGTGCTCGACCCGTTCACTGGCTCAGGGACTACCGGCATTGTCGCTCGTCGACTCGGCCGGCGCTTCCTCGGCGTCGAGCTGAACGAGGACTACGCACAGATGGCCCGCGAGCGCATCGCCCGGGACACGCCCCCATCCGCTGCCGACCTCGAGGCTGCTGGCATTGCTGGGCAGGTTGGGCTCTTCGGGAGCGCCCCATGAGCAACCGCCTCCCCCTCCGCTGGGCCGCCACCCGCGAGCCCCCAGCCGTCATCTACCACGCGACCACGCCCCGCAAGTTCGAGCGCTACAAGCACACCGGCTGCATCCTCGCCCCCGTCCGCGGGTTCGACTGCCCGGAGGCTGCTCGGGAGTGGGCGGCCGACAAGCAGGGCCGGACCATCATCCTGGCGCTGACCGTCACGCGCCCCCAGCTTCTTCCTGACCACCACATCCTGGGCGTCGGGGCGGCGTGGTTCGAGCCGGTGGACGTGGCCGAGTACAGGGTGTGTGGGGCGGGGCGGTGGCGGACGTTTGGGGCTGGTGCTGTTGCGCCCGCGCCCGGGAGTCGGTAGGATGATCACGACAGCCGACCTTCACCGGCTATTAGGAATCTGGGCCGCAAACGGGCCCACCCCCAGCCGCCCGCCCCCATGGAGTGAAGGCCATGGGCGGCGAGGCGGCCCCGGGATCGCGACATGAACCGAGGCCAGGCAGCAGACAAGATCCTCCGGAGCACCCTCACCGGTCCCGAGAAGCTGATCCTGCTCGGCTACCTGTCCCACATCCCATCGGCGTCCGGCGTGTCCGGGGTCGCATGGCCCGGGATTGCCACGCTCGCCAGCTACGCGTCTCTGAAGGAAACGGCGACGAGGGCGGCTCGCACCCGGGCGATAGCATCCGGCTCGCTCGTCGTGGTCGACGCGGTCAACGGGCGCCCGATGAAGTGCCGGCTGGATCTCGACGCGCTCGTGGCCCGACCCCCTCGGATTCTGACCCCCTCGGATTCCGCACCCCCTCAGATTCCGGAGGGGACCCCCTCAGATTCCGCAGGGGTACCCCCTCAGATTCCGGAGGGGACCCCCTCAGATTCCGAGGGCGAACCCTCCGAAGGAACCCTCCCCAGTAAACCCTCCGAAGGAACCCTCCCCATCTTTGGTGCGTCTGGCGACGCTGCCCCGCCGGCTACGCCACCGGAGCCAGACCACCTCGACCGCATCTGGCACGAACTGGAAACGATCCGAGTCGACGCTGCAAAGGCCACCGGCACAAAAGCCAGCAGGACGAAACTCGGAGGCAGACGGAACACGCTGAGGATCCGCGTCGGCGAACACGGCGAGGGTCAACTCATCGGCACGGTCCGCTGGTGGTGGCACTCGACGAGCGACCGGGCCCAGTACCTGCGCGACAACGGCTATGGTTGGAAGACGGTGTTGAGGCCCGACAACCTCCGCGAATACGTCGGGTTCGCGACTGAGGGCGGGTACATCGACGAGAGCGGGGCGCCGGTGTGGCCGGGACGAGCGCCGACCACCGACGGCGACAACGGAACCACCAAGACCCCCGACGAGCGCATGCACAACGGCAAGGCGAAGGTCCCGAACCCAGAAGCCGGCGCGATCTGGGTCGAGCAGAACTGGCCGACGCTGGCCGCCTCATGGACGCGCCACGTTGACGGCGTCGGGAAGTTGAAGGCGGGCACGGCGTTCTGGTCGGAGGTCGCCGCCATGGTCGACCAGCCGGCGAACGTCTACTACCCGTTCATGGAGAAATTCGAGCAGCGGAGTGCGTCGTGAGCACCGTCCTCCAGATCCCCGGAATCACCGATCCCACCCTCCAGCAGGAGCGCCTCTACCTCGGCTGCGTCATGCACTACCCCGAGGTCATCAACGCGCTCCAGTTGACCGCCGATGATCTGCTCTACGCCGAACACCGCGAGTTGATGATCCTGCTCCTGGACCGCCACGAACGCCGGTACAACATCGACCCCGCGAGCATCATCCGCGCCGTCTTCGAGATGCGACCACAGGACCGTGAGAGGATGCCCAGGTGGTTGCGGTCCACCGAGTTTTCGAGTGCGGCGCTGATGGGCACAATCACCGGCTACTGGCCCGAGGCCATGCCAGCGCTGCTCCGGGAGATGCGAGCACGAGCACGCGCGAAACGCCTTGATGGCCTGATGTCGGAGTCCCGGGAGCGCATCGCGAACGGTGAGGCGCCCGAAGACGTGGCGGCCGACATCACGGACAGGGCCGCGAACCTGTCGACCGTGAGCCACGAGATCGAGGCGATCGAGGATCTCTCGATGAGCGTGCTCAGCCGACTGGAGGGCGAGCGTGACGGGTCGATCGCTCCCATCATCCCGTCAGGAATCCCCGAGTGGGACGGTGATGAACACTTCCTGGGCATCTCGACGGAAGGGCTGACGCTGATTCTCGGTGCGTCCGGCATGGGTAAGACCTCGGTGATCAACCGACTGGCCTACGGGATGGCGGCGAGGGGAACGCCGATCCTGCTCCACGGGACCGAGACCACGGCGCAACGGCGGACCATCGATATCGCCTTTGCACTGGCGAACGTCGGGCGCCGCCAGTGGATTCAGGCGTGCCGAGACCAGGACGGTGAGTGGTTGCACAGGGCGTGGGACAACATCTTCCAAGCCCTCGACAAAATCAGCCGGCTGCCGCTGAGGATCTCCGGGTCGGGCGCGACGGTTGAGCAGGTAGCCGCTCGAGCACGAGCCATGCACGGACAGGGTCGCCTCGGTGCGCTGATCGTGGACTTCCTACAAGACTTCGTGTTCTCGCCCGGTGTCCGTGGCGACAAGGTGGTGCAGGTCGGCCACGCCTCGCAGACGCTCAAGGATCTATCCGCGCATCTCGACGTCCCGGTTGTGGCCGGCGCCCAGGTCTCAGGCGAGAAGGGCGGCGGCATCGGGAACAAGAAGGCGGTCGGTGACAGGCGGCCCGAGATGTGGGACGTGCAGTGGTCGAGCAAGGCGCATCAGGACTCCGAGGAGGTCTTCGCGCTGTACCGGGCGGACTTCTACGCCGAGATGCACCCGAACCCGCAGGACTTCTACGAGCACACACCGAACGCCGGTAATCCCGGTGTGATCGAGGTGATCAGCAGGAAGCGACGGAGCGGGGCGAAGACGACACTGGAACTCGTGTTTGATGTGCCGTCGAAGTGGGTCGGCGCCAGGACGGAGCGCGTTGGGCATGTTCCGGCGCGCGGGACGAACACGGGGCCGGGTCCGAACACCGGACGCTGGCGGGACTACACCGATCCGAAGGGGTGGGACGATGGAGACGGAAACGATGACGGTTACCTGTAGACCCACACTCAGCGTCAAGATGATCGGCACGCTGATCTTCGAGGCGCCGACATTGGCCGTGGTCAGGATCTGGGGCTCGGGTCGCGTGGTGCGGCTGACGGGTGCGGCGAGGGCGACGGTGAGTGGGAGGGAGCGATGAAGGCATACAGGACGAGGATCCGGAAGGCGTTCGGGTATTCGTGGTTCGCCTCGACCGGAAACGAGGACGGGGATTCCCTGTTCGTCGTCGCGCTCCTGATCGCGCCACCGTCGGGCGGCCTGCTGTGCGCCCGGTTCGGTTGGGGCCACGACGAGGACATCCCGCTTCGTCCGTGGCCGGCAATGGCGATCGTGAGGACGAACCACGGACCGGATCTGTGCGTGGGGCTGTTCGGCTTCTACGTCGGGCTGACGGTGTCGCTTGATGGCGCGAAGGACGCTGCGTATCTGAGGAGGCAGGCATGACCCCCGCCGAACCAACCACCCCCGACAAGCCCACAGAACCGACAGAAACCGCCCCAGAATCGCTCGACGGCGGATTTGCGGCTCAGGGGGCGGGTGAGGAGGGCGAGGCGGCACAGGGGCACTCGCTGCGGTTCAGGTGCGTTGTGACGGACGGGTTCACCCGGTGCACGCACGAACGCGGACACCTCGGCTTCTGCTCGTTCGAGATAGACGCATTCAGGCACCTGTCACGGCTGGTGGCGGGGAACACCACCTGCGCCTGGCTCGACGAGCGACCCGGCTACCCCATGTGCCAGGATGTGGGGGTGGAGGTGTGTGCGGCGGTTGAGGGGTTTGTGCCGATGGGAGGGTGGTGAGATGTTCGGCGAATCCATGCAGACCATGCGCATCCGGTGGCGTCAGCGCGTCATGAAGCACCCACAGGGCCCGGCGTGGCTCGCGTCGCTGGTCAAGAGCGGCGTCAGTGAGAACGGGATGGGGCCGAACCTGGTTCCGCCGTGGGTGAAGGCTGGCGGGTATCCGGCGGGGAAGTGGTATTGGGGGGAGGTCTGATGGCGAGCGCAGACATGCACTTCAGGCTGAGAGTCACAGGAAGCCGCATCATTGCCGAGGTCCGGTCAACACCGGGTGGGCCTGTGGCGTTCGAACTCGTGAGCGTCGACAACGGGAGCACATGGACACGGCGAACTCCTGCACCAGTGCTGCCTACGGTGGCGGATGTGCTCGGGGGTGAGGGGTGAGAGTCAACGTGGAGGTCAGGCGAGAACTGCTCAACCCGCAGAATCAGGCCATGAGTGCACTCGTCGAGGCCGAGGGGAAACTGCTGATGTCGATCACGCTGGCGAAACAGGCAGGAGCGCCGGCCGACGATCTCGAATGGCTGATGGAGACGAGCAGGGCCATCACCGCGATCGTGAAGGGGTGCCCGTTTCTGGAGCGGTGGGGCGAACTGTGCGACAGGCTGGAGGGGTGACCGATGACGTTCGACCTGGAGAAATCAATAGTAGACGTGATCAACGAGATATCGCCTGAGGATCGCGTCAACATCGAGATCGGCCGGCTTTTGAAGAAGGCGTCGACGGTGGAGAGCGATCCGCGATTGGCGATGCTGATGGACAGGTCCGACCGCCAACGGCAGGACATGCTCGACCGAGGGATGCCGCTTTGGTCCAGATGAACCGCCGTGGAGCAGAATCACAACACGCCCCCGAGGAGCCAACCATGCCGAACCCCGACACCAACACCCCGCCCGCAGACATCGAAACGCTCGTAGACAGGCAGGTCCGCGAGTGGCGCGACCGCATGGCGAAGCTCGCAGTAGCTGCCGTCATGCTCACCATGGACGCCACCACAGGGGTTGCCCTCGTCCGCCTTCGGAGCAAACCAGAGCCAGGAATCATCGGATCAGGCGGTCCGCTCGGGTGGCAGATCGTGACGGGTGACGGCCAGGTGCGCACCTTCCAGAGTCGAGCGCTCGCAGCGATGTCCGATCCGGACAAGGCGATCGAAGCGCTGATTGAAGCACTGCACCAACGGCAGCAGGCGAACACCCCGCAGGGTTAGAATGTCCCCACACTCAACCGGAGCCGATCATGCCGCACAACGGAATCAACCCATCCACCGACGCCGAATGGGACGCGTCAGGCGACTACAAAGCACTGGTGAGGGCCGAGATCGTCAAGGGCGACGACAAGCGAATGAAGGCCGCTGAGAAGTGGGGTAAGAAGATCGAGAAGGCGAGGATCGCTGAGGAAGCGGCGGCAGACGAGGTCCAGAAGCTGTGGACCTGAGAGATTCAACACACCGAGGAGCACCTGATGAAACACGAGAACGTGAGGCTGGTTGCGATCAGCGACCGGGACGCAGACATCATGATCATGGCGGCGCACAAGATCGGGGGGACCAGACTGATCCTCCCTGCCAATATCGCTACCGAACTCCGCATTATCGCCGACAGGCCAGGCATTAGCGCAGCCGCGCTAATCAACACGGACACGCAGAGGGCGGCCGAAGCGCTCGCCGTGATGCAGGAATGGTACCCTGAGGATGGACGGTGCACGCTCCAGGCTGTCGACAACGGCTTGGGGTTCGGCCCGGAGTGGGAGGCGAAGATCGGTGCGCCGAGGTTCAGCATGGGGCGCCACGAAGATCCGGTGATGGCTGTGCTGTCGTGCGTCGTGGCGCAAGGGAGCGCGAACGACAGAGCGCTGCAGGTCATCGAGCGCCAGAACGACATCATCGACAACCTGACCGCTACCACGTCCGGGAGCGAGATTGCGGACACGCTCGACTTCCGCGACAGCACCAAAGAGGACTACGCCGACGTGTTCAAGGCTGCGGCGGCGCACAAGGCCGAAGCGATGGCCGGGGGTGACTCATGACGCCCGCCGAAGAACTGGCCCACTACCGCGAGATCGGGCGCAACCTGTGGACCGGCATCCCGATGGGCACAGAGTTGCCGCCGGGCATCCTCTACCGCAATGTGCTCGACGACAGGCCCATTAGGTCACAAGGTGCGACCGTCGGGACGCAGGCTTGGTGGCTCGACCTCCGCGACACGGTGACGATGCTGTGGGCGGAGGACTACGCGCGGATGCTGTGGGGCCACGTTGTGTGGAACGAGCCAGGACTGTACGCACCAGAGTGGTCCGCTTCGGACGGCCGCGTGTATCTCTGCGGCGCAGACGGGGGCACTATCATGGGGGCCACGAAAGCAGCAGCCGTGGTCGCGACCATCCTGGACAAACTCGACAAGCCGAAACCCAGCACCCATTGGCGCAGCAGAGGCGTGCACATGTCGTGGTGCGACGAGCCCGCCGAATACGCCCGGAGCGAGTCACGGTTCTCGACGCCTGACTACATCAAGGCGCACACCGAATCCGACATCATAGAGATGCTGAGAAGGTGGCCGCTCAAGACCGGGAGGCTGAAGCCGATCATGCCGGACAACGCGGTGATCGACGGGGACACCATCAGGTTCGTGTTCACCGTTCCGTTCGACCCGACACCTACGCCACCGCCCACCGACTACTCCACCGCCACCGCCCACCAACCCCGAACCCTCTGGACCGCAGACGGGCGCCGGGTGCCTGACTATGAGTTCGATGCGGCGTTGGAGGCGGCGTATGTGGCGAACGGAGCGAGCCCATGTGCTGGGCAGGTGTGGCATTGCGAGTCGCTGGCCGATCGGCTGGCCGATGGCAGAGGTGTGCGGATTCACGTGTCCGACGGATCACCATTGCCGGAATGGGTCAAGAGCGCCTACAGCCTCCTCATGTGGGATCCGCGGATTGGGATTCCGAGGGGGCCGGCATGAGCGCCAGTGACATCTACGACGCAGTCGCGGCAAGGGTCGCCATCCTCAACGCCGGCCCAGACATCCCGAGAGCCATGGTGGGGAAGGCAAGGGAGATAGTGAGCAGCGATGACTGCGACGCGGTGAAGGCGTCTGCGTTGTTGTTGTTGGTCGAGCAGGTGAACAAGGAGATTGCGGCGCTTGATCCGTTCTCAGGAAATGGGGTATCGCCACTCCCTGGAGAGGCGCAACCGATCACCATTCGAATCAGCAGCGACAACGATAGCGCCTCGGAACTATCGGTAGCGAACTGCGGTGACGAGGTCACTGTTGGCATATGGAATGAGTTCTCTCAGCGGATGGACATGGCGCTGATCAGGGTGGCCAGCGTGTCGCTCGCTGGCGTCGGAAGCGATCTCGTTGTCGAGTGCGATGTCTTGAGGGCGTGGTGATGGAGCACCTGGAGCGAATGAAGTTGATCACCGACTACAGGAGCATCATCCTTGCGCCGCTCATCGGGGCAGGGTGGGCCGTTGACGCGGACTCAATCGAGTTCAGGCGTGACGTGCGGGAAGACTGCTGGGTGGTGCATGTGCTCGCCGTGGCGACGTCAGGCCGACGGATGGTCACGTCGATGCACATAAACGAACGCGGCCCAGGTGCGGCGCTGCGGACGGTTGAGGAGTTGTTGAGGCGCATCGGCAAGACGCTACATGAATGGAGTCCGTCATGATCATCGTCGACGAGCACGGCAGCCGATACGGCGAGGGGCTCAGCATCGAGGGGTTCAGGCGGGCGCTGGCATCGATCGCGAACATGAGCGAGGCCGACGCGAAGATGGCAGCGACGCGGATGAGGGCGGCTATGGCTCGATGCGAGGCGAAGATGAGGAGGGCAAACCGGCGCGCAGAAGGGGTCGACAAGAGCCGATCGGGTGCTCAAAAAGGCCCTGATCCGCTGCGCTTTCATCTCGGCATAAGCCAAGCGCAACGCCTACTATGGGGGCATGTACCGATGGCTGATCACCCGGGGTGTGTGTGTT